TGTAAAAGTCATCCCAAGACACTTGAGTACGATTATAAAAATCATCAGATGGTTGGACTGCATGCTGAGTTGAATGTGTGCATGAAGAGTGGCCGCGAGGATCTCAGGGATTTTAAAATGGTTGTGATTAGATTTAATAGAAATAATAAGATGGCAAATAGCAAGCCATGTTGTGGATGTCAAAGTGTAATCAAACAATTTAATGTGGGTGAAGTTTGGTATAGCACGGATATTGGTCAAGTGATTAAACTTTAATAACATTATTCTAATTTCCACCCCACAGTATGTTTTTGTTTTCCGTTTATAACTCTGGCAAGAGCACTTTTATCTAAATTATATTTACGATATAATTCATATTTAGTACATGTTTCTTTTGTTCCATCTTTGTGGATAAAATTGTGCATGGTTGTATCATATGATGGGTTATTTTTACCGGTAAATTTTTCACTAACAGACTTTATTCTTTCTTGCGTCCAGTTTTTACCTCTATTACCTTTAAGATCATAATTTGGATTAAATGTCCATCCTTTGGAAGAATGAAATTTTCCAGAAATTAAATGATTAATACTACCATTTTTGTCATTGTATTTTAAAATAAAATCTTGTCTAGTGCCTAAAAATACCTCGTTTGTGATTCTATTGTATAATTTATATATTTTTTTATCATACTTTGGATGTTTTGTTTTATCTTTTAATCTTTCCTTAGTTTTTATACTAATTTTTACTCTAATTTCTTCTGTCATTTCAATCTTATCGGCGATAAAACTTAAATTATAAGAAAATATTTTCTCTTTTTTAGCGATAGTCAAATACTTTTGTTCTATAACTAACAATTGTTCAGGTTTACATTTTTCTATAATTAGAAATTCAAAATTATTTTCGCCATACTTATTCCAAGTATTTTGAAGACGATCATTAGTATGTATATTTTTATTTAATTGATATTTGTGAATATACCATCTATTGATAATACCACAACTACTACCAACATAATATTTCCCATCAACTTTATTTATTATTTTGTAAATTCCGCTTATTTTCCCAATATTTCTGCATTGACTTTTCATTAAGTCTTTGTTTATGTCGTTGATAATATCTTTTTGCCCGATTTCGTTGTTGTTCAAGCAATTGTTCTTTTGTTCTATTAAGTTTTTTTCTTCCCATAAAATATTTTCTTTATTTGTAATTGACAATTCATTATTCATATGATATAAATATGTTGTCATAGAATAAAACGTCATAAAATTAACAATTTAAAATTTTTGAACAACAGCAAACCGTGTTGTGGCTGTCAGAGTGTGATCAAACAGTTTAATGTGGGTGAAGTTTGGTACAGCGATGCTAAGGGTGAAATTGTCAAGCAGAATTGAAAAAAAAGTTTTCCGAAAAAAATCTTTGACTTTGATCGAATGTCGGGGTAAGATAAAAACATCGACATGATATTGTTTCATGTTCGATAAACAAACAAAAAAAGGTTATAGCGGAAGCAGTAACCTCTTACAGAAAGCGAAAGCATTCTGTATAAGAGCGATAAGCTCATAGTATAAAAAATAAAGTAATAGTATGAACAAGACAAATAGTGCAGTTTGTAACATCAGCAACAAGGACAACCGTGCAAACACGTTGACCAATCGAATGTTAAATAAGTTTAAACAATCAAACATTAGTGCTACAATTGAGAATCTCCTAGTGGAGATTCCGATGACATCATTAATGGATAACGGCAACAAGGTTCGGCCTAATGGCGAACACGTAGATGTTATTACCAAGATTGTAGAACTTATTGAAAACGGTGAATATGATCCATATCGTTATATTCCCCCTATTGTAGAACACTCTGCAGTGAATAAGGGTTGTTATACAATTATTTCAGGCCATCATCGATTTAAGGCCCACAATGCTCTGGAACTCCCTACTATGGAATGTGCCGTGTTGAAATTTAAGTCTGAACGAGATCGTAGTCTCTGGCGTCAGTTGGAAAACACTAGTGGATTCGATGGATACGTTAAGAACGTTACTTCCAAAGAGGACAACATTACGATTGTTAGTGATCTTGTCAGTCGTGGAATTATTTCGAGTGATCGCAAGTCTATTCAGGACTATATCATTGATGCTAATATGGTTACCAAGAAAGCTGAAAAGACTATTAATACAATCGTCAATGATGTGTTGAAGAAGACCGGTAATGATAACACATACGATTATGTTCGTACATGGGATGGTAATGAAAAGAAGGAAGTTATTGAAGTGTTGCAAAACAAGTTTACTGATAAGAAGTTTGTTTCAGCTACCTTTAAGGAAGATGAGGACGGTGATTATGATCATCGTGCTATTGTACGGGTAACAGATGCCTTTCTGGAAGATCCAACACGTCCAATTGTCGTTGTATATTCTGTAAATGGTGCTAATGTGGATTATATTAAGTATATTCGGGAATTTAAACCTGGTTACATTGTACCTAATTTTCTAGATCGTTGGACTAAAATCGTTGAACTTCAAAACAAAGGGTTTGATTTGAATAAGTCAGTTACATTGGAACCTTTACCACAGTTTGGTGTTGAGATGCAGAGTCCCAACAAAGGTGTTGATGATTTTATCTCACGACTTGAGAAGAAGTACTCAAATACCGATGAAGTTGTAGAAAAGCTTATGGAAGCAATGCTCACAGCTGATGGAAATGATCGTAAGGCTCTTAAAGAACGAATCAAAAAGATCATGAGTGGTGATCGTGATCCACAAGAGGTTGTTCAGTAATAGGTTAATAGTACAAAAACGGGGGGAGTCAAATCCCCCCGTTTTTTTATATAATTTTTATGAATATTGTATACAATAGTATTGCTTATAAGGCAGAAAAGTGCCGACAGATTATTATCAATAATTTGTTTGATGATTATTTTAAGGCAGATGAATGTAAGAAGCTTGTACGTGATGAATTTTATCAATGGGTATATTATAGTGGCACCAAGGTCAACGGATATATGTCAAATGATGTATTTAACAAGGCACCTGCTACAGAGGATCATTATTTGAGTCCCCGTATGGTGATTTCAGCTATTATTGAAACGAACAAGTCCGTTTTGTTTGACAAAGATATATTTCTCGAAGCATTTTTATTGTCCCGTGACGTTGTAAAAGTAAGTAAAAACCAAAACAATTTGGTTAAGTTTGTTAACAAGAATAAAAAAATTCTAATCAATGAACTTACAATTGACAAGTACGATAAATTTGGACCTTGGTGGCAAGTAGATTCTAAAAAGAGGGTATTGAGTTCTTCCCAAGTATTTCCACTCAAGCACAGGATTCCAGACTGGTTTACAGAATACGAACGAAAATTCTTGATCATTCCTTGACTTTTGGATGTGGATACGGTATACTGTTTATATAAGATATGAAACTACCTATGTTATTCGCCCGTACCAATACGGGTGCTATTCAGACTTGGACCATCGAAGTGGACGGTAACAAGTTCCGTACTCACTATGGACAACTTGACAGTGATAAAACTCAAATCACTGAATGGACAGTTTGTGACGGTAAAAATACCGGCAAGAAGAATGCTACTTCAGCGGAAGATCAAGCTGTAAAAGAAGCCAACGCCATTTGGAAGAAGAAGAAAGAAAGTGGTTACTTTGAAAAAATTAATGACATTGATGGAGTTAGCTTTACTGAACCAATGTTGGCAAAGAACTATGATGATTATAAAGACGATTTGAAGTATCCTGTATATTCACAACCGAAGTTGGACGGTTGTTTAAGTGATGATACACTGGTTTCAACAAATATTGGTACAATTACTATTGGAGATATTGTAAATGACAATATTGATTGTGTGGTTAAAACTTATAATGAATTAACTAAAAAAATTGAATTTAAACCTATTATTAACAGATTCAAAAATGGTTTAGACATTAATGAAACAGAAAAAACACAGTGGTATCAAATTGATTTAAATAATGGTAAATCTCTTAAAGTAACCGGAAATCATAGAATTTACCTACCTAGACTTAAATGTTGGCGTAGAGTGGATGAATTAACGGAAAATGATGTTTTGATGTTAGAATAATAATTTAAAAATATCCATCTAATTTATGTTGAGTTATACTATTTATTAGTATATGAATGAATTAGAAACATTTAATAATCAAACATTAGACATTAAAATTTTAAATTTACCTTCTCAAAATCATAAAAGAAGGGCATATATTCGTTCTTTTCTTACAAAAGAGTTATTACGAGAATTAATAATTGATAGAAAATATAGTGCAAATTATATTTGTTTAAAAATTTTAAAACCAAAGGGGTATATTACAGACGCTGATACTGTAATTGCATTTTGTAATGAATTTGACATTAAAACAAATTCAATGAAAGAACAAGCAAATAACCCGAATGTAAGAAATTCATATAAAAATACTTGTATTGAAAAATATGGCACTGAAAATGCTTTATCAAAAAATACAAAATGTTATAAAAAGAAAAATAAAACTGTAAAAAGAAAATACGGCGTATCAAATGTTTTTCAATGTGAAAATGTTAAAATTAAAAGTAAAAAAACATTGTATAAAAAATATGGGGTGTATAGTACTGTAAATTTACCGTGGTATGAAAGAAATTATGGACGAAGAAGTGGTATTCATATAAAAATTGAAAAATATTTAGAAGAATCTAACATAGATTATGTAAGTGAAGTAAAAAATAAATTTACAAAATATAATGATTATTTAAATAGAATATATGCTCCACAAGTTGATATATTAATAGAATCAAAAAAAATAGTTATAGAAATAAACGGAGATAGGTGGCATGCAAATCCAAGAATATATAAATCAACTGATTCAATTTATAAATGGGGTGGTACTAAAACGGCTGAAGAAATCTGGGAATTTGACAAATTTAGAACCAAACAAATCAAAGATTTTGGTTATAAAGTAATAGTATTATGGCAGCTTGACATTTTAAAAAACTTTGATAAAATAAAGAGAGTAATAGATGAAAACTGTAAAAATTAAATCAATCAGAAAAATCGAAAGTTTTGACAAATATGATTTGGAAATTCAAGACAACCACAACTTTTTTGCTAATGGGGTATTAGTACACAATTGTAGAGCGATTGTATCAAAAAAAGGAATTTTTAGTCGTAATGGCAAACAATTTCATTCAGCTCCTCACGTACTAGTTGCGTTGAAACCTTTCTTTGTTAAGTTTCCCGATGCGATTCTTGATGGTGAGTTATACGCTGATAAGTTTGCCAATGATTTTAATGCTATTTGTAGTCTGGTAAAGAAGACTAAGCCTACACCAGAAGATTTGGTTGAGAGTGCAAAGAATATTCAATATTGGGTATATGACTGGATTGTACAGAAGACTTTTAGTGACCGCAATAGTGACATTACTACTTATCTTACTAACAACAATGTGGTTCGTCGTGTTCCGACTCACCTTGTGGACACGATTACACATTTAAATGAGTTGTATGAAAAGTATGTTGCCGAAGGTTACGAAGGTCAGATGGTTCGCACGGATGGACCCTACGAAAACAAACGTAGTAAATGCCTGCTCAAGCGTAAGGAGTTTCAAGATAGTGAATTCAAGATTCTTGATATTGTTGAAGGGTTAGGTAACAAGAGTGGTATGGCTGGACATATGGTATTCAAGAATCACAAGGATATTGAGTTCCATAGTAATATCAAAGGTACCCGTGACTATTTGAAAGAACTATTGAAGAACAAGAATAAGCTTATTGGAAAGAGTGCTACGGTGAAGTATTTTAATCTTACACCTGGCGATGAAATTCCTCGTTTTCCTTATACTATTGCTATTCGTGATTATGAATGATCAATTAATACCCATCCACATCTAATTTTTTTAATAGGTCCAATTATTTAAACAATAATCAATAGCTTCATCTACAGATCTGATTTTTATGCCTGTAGATAGTAACTTACTATTATCCATTACACAATTGGATCTTCTAGCTGTTGCTAATCCATTATACAATTCTTTTTCGGTAATTAAAGTAAATTGTTTATCTTTAGCAATAGTATTTTTAAGTTTTTCCACCAACATATACGTTGTGATATAACCAGTATTAGTTACATTATAAATACCATATGGTACCTTCTTAAGTATCATTTGTATACACACATTTACAAACTCTTGTTTATTACTAATTGAATTTTCTGCCTGTAACAACTTATCATATCTAAGCATCTTGCTTATATAATTACGAGCATTATTATATTCTTCAAATGGTATACGTAGTCTCCAAATATAGTTTTTTTCCCACTTGTTAACAACAGTTTCACCAATTGCTTTTGTACCACTATAAAAACTACCATCATTTCTGTCCCATGTAAAATTAGGTGAATCTTCTTCAGTAAACGGTTTTTCATCACTACGTCTACCTTGATAAATACATCCACTAGATACATGACCCAGTGGAATATCATGCAATTCACACCAGTTGGTTAATATCTGTGGCCAAATAATGTTTCCATGTACTGTGTCTTCTTTATTTTTTTCACAAGCGTCTACGTTTGGTTTACCAGTGTATCCAGCTGCATTGATCACACACTCAATTTTAGGACAATTCATTTTTTTAAACCAAGTCTCCAAATCTCCAAATGTGGTTTTGTGTGTATTTTCCCAACAAAATGTTGACAATTTCAAGTCAGTTAGTTGTTTTTTAAACTCGCTACCTATATAACCATTGGATCCAAATAATAATATCATAAAATGTCGAGCTCGACCGTTTCCGTTAACAATAACTATTTTCGAAAATTTATAATTATTTTTTATATTGACAAAATCCACGATTCGGTGTAGACTCTTATTATATGGAAGTAGAACTAACAATTAAAGATAAAGCGATCCCCCCCGCCATTATTCAACACGATGACCTTAAGTTTGATGGTAAAACAATTACCATTCCAGGCTATTATGTTAATACCATCTTAGATTATATCAAAGATTTTGATGTTGATGGTGTGCCACAAGTAGATATTGATGATTATGTAACATTTCGTGATTTTCTATACGATATCCAAGAGTACAAAAATAAAGGAAATTGAATATCATGCATGAAACAAAATTAAAAACTGCTAGAATTATATTGGACATTGAATGGGAATCGGATGATGACAGTGATTTGCCATCATTATGGGATTGGAAACGAATCAAGATGCCTATGAATTTAACAAAGGTAAAGTATTTGGGTATTCATACACAAAATGGACCTGAGAATGTAAGTAATTGGATGGGAAATTAAAATTATGGCTAATGTACAAACAAAAGATATTATTGAGTGGGTTAAAAACGCAGTGGAAAAGAAAATGATTAAGGAATTGAATATTCCTAATGCTAAGGTATATCTTAGTTGTGACCGTCCACATCCTGATGTAATTCTTGAAACAAAGAATGAGTACGGTGATTTACAAATTGTACGATTTCTCGTTATATGAATGTGGATACAGTATATTATGGATTGTGTATTGTTGGATTAATACTAATGATCAGTGGATTTTTTATTCTTACTAAAGAAAATGACGACTAATAAATTTTTCTTGACACTAGCAAGAACTATTGACCACCGTGTAGGTCATACAGATCAACAACCCCTAGGCTAAAGCCATAGGGGGTTTCCTTCCTCCAAAAAATATGAAAAAGAAACAAACTCTAGTATGTCAGACAGTAGAACTAGACAATTGTTTTAGTTGTAAAGTTGTTGCGGGTAAAATACACAAGAAAAAGTGTGACATTGAAAGATGTAGTGTGTGTGGCGGTCAAAAATTAAGCTGTGAATGTGAAGGACATGATAAGCAATTCGCCGCCTGGAAAGGGTTTTGGCCAGGGGAACTTGAATGTAAATCGTTAAATATGGATTTGAATACCTTTTATATGACAGGTATGCATAAGATATTCTTTGTTAAACCGTCCTAACTTTGTCAAAGAATTTAGAATTATAATTGGTGGTCATGTAAATTTTAATTTCTTTATCTTTAAGCTTAAAGAATTTCTTGGCTCTTTTATATAACTTTGTACCAATTCCCTGTCTTCTATATTTACGGCGTATATACACCATAAATTCAAACTTAAAATTTGTCTTTCTGGATGATTTACGTTCTTTAATTATTGACCAACCAACACATTTACCGTTATCTTTAACGATAAACACTCTATTTTTTATCTTATGTCGTATGTCACAGCATTCAACATAAAGTGTATAGATTGAACCGCTTGTAACAAGTTTGCTACAAGATTTTTCCTCTTCTAAATTGACTCTTAAAGCATCTTTAGAATAGATTCGGATCATAATTAACCGATGAATAAATATAAAAACAAAATAGTTGAAAATTACGATAAGTATTACTATAGTGTTAATATTTTATGAACAAAAAGATTACAGAGCACAACGAAATTATAGCAACACGTGTTTCACCTGGTGATAGATGGAAACTTGTGAATGATAGTTACTTATTATATTGAAAAATTTCAATATGTCAAGTTTTTTGAACACTAGGAACTATAGGTTCCTTGCTCACAACATTCCAATAAAATCCACTTCTATTGTTCTGCTGCAATCGTTCTTGTTTCGTTATCGCAACAAGATTGAGGCTTAAGTTAATTGAAGCATTCAAATCCGCATCACATGCATATGCACATTTATCACACCTGAATTGCTTTCGCTTACGATTAAGCTTCCGAGTCCATCCGCATTGTGAGCATCTTTGACTTGTGATGTAATTTCTTTTGGAATCAAAGAAGGAATCTTTTCAAGATTCCAAAGTAAATCAACAAATTTGACAACAACACTTCTATATTCATCAACGAATTGATGAAGATTCTTTAATTTTGCTTTATTTGCAAAATCAAGGGTTGTTTTTGTTGACTTTATCATTCTGCAATTCTTTTATTAATACATGTGATTTAATTAAAATAGATACACAAGGTAGTGAACTAAATATCATACATGACACAACCACGCCTGTATATTAAATCTCTTGTTTTCCCATGCTAAATCAGTAGGAGCTGTAATTTCTGTACAACTGTGATATACTGTAGATGGAAATATGGTTAACTGATTATTTGATAAAGGTATTTTGTGTATATTATTTTTATACATAAATAATTGGTCACCGCCCTTAATTAAATTAACATCTTTAACCAATGTTAACGCGAACGTAAATGCATTCTTTTTATGCACTTCCACGTTATCCCAAGTCATACCATCCAAATCAAGATCACGGTGCCAATTATAATAAGACGCGTCTCCATAATTTACTATGTGATATTTATAATGATATCTAAATTTAGAGTATGCTGTTAATTCTTCGTGTCTACAATTAGTTAAAAAGTTTAATATTCCTTGATGAAAAATATATTCATTTAAACCCTTTACATACTTTCCAACAAATTTATTGTTTTCTGAATGTTCTTTTTCAAACGGCAACCATAAATCTTGACCTGTACATAAAGGACTAAGTGGTTCATCCGAATGGTATGCTTTACCATGAGTCCACATTGGTATACCAAAGTGTTCTTTTAAATTAATAAAATCGGTCATTAATTTATTTATATAATCCCGCGGTAAAAAGTTTTCAACTGTTACAATAGGAATTTTTTCATGTTCAATTGGAATATACATATTTTTAATTATACCATCCACTTATACTAATTCTCTGATTCAAACTATTACCAACAACTTGTGTAACACTATGAGGAGATGTTCCTTCGGCAACTTCAAATATAACCAATTTATTGAAAGATGGATTGACCACTTTAATATCAGAATCATCTTTCAAATTTAAATATAATCCTCCCCAATCAGGATTCCAATTTTTGCTTAAATGTAATACAAATGCTAATTTTCCATTGACTTCATCTGTATGTTTGCTTAAAAAGCAATTTTCAGCATATCTACTAACAAATGTTTTTTCACCTGAGACAACATTCAAATCAGTCACTTTATTAATAAATTCTATCATAACATTACTATTAAAAAAATTAATAGTCTCATCATATATAACACTATCAGATCTCATAGCCTCAGTCAACATCGTTTTATAAAAAAAATAACTAAACATTGAACTATCTCTAGCAGAACAAACGTGTTGATACGCCTGTTCCATATTATACCGATTTATAGGTATATTTTGCCACCACTCCCATGTATGTGGAAATTTGTAAGACGGCATATAAGTAGCACACCACAAAGATTTAGGCATATCCGCAGAATAATATTTATACAATTTCTCGGCAAAATCTATATCCAAAAAATTATCGATAACTACTCGCCTTTCTTTGGCAAATTTAAGACTCAAATCTTCACAGTCAATTTCTTTATAATTTATCATATTTTAACATCAATACCGACCATAATACTATATCAAATAGAAAATTAAAAATAGTTATTTTAAACAATTTAAATATTTATAATAATACAGAATTTATGTAAATTATGATTATTGATTCGCCACACATATTAACACCTAAAATTACAGGCTCTCTGTTTATAAGCAATATACCCGTTAATTTCACTGGCTATGTTCTCACTATAGACACTGTTACAGGTGAAGTATTTAAATCGACCGGAGGTACTGGAAGTTCAGGTAGTAATGGTTCAAGTGGACAAACCGGATCTAGTGGTGCTACAGGTAGTAATGGTAGTAGCGGTGCTACATTCGGTACAGGAGGGTCAAGTGGAACAAGTGGATCAAGTGGATCAAGTGGATCAAGTGGATCAAGTGGATCAAGTGGAACTACAGGTACAAGTGGAACTAGTGGTAGTAGTGGTAGTAGTGGATCAAGTGGAACTAGTGGTAGTAGTGGTAGTAGTGGATCAAGTGGAACTAGTGGTAGTAGTGGTAGTAGTGGATCAAGTGGTAGTAGTGGTACAAGTGGAACTAGTGGTACAAGTGGATCAAGTGGATCAAGTGGAAGTGGTGGATCTAGTGGTGCTACATTTGGTACCGGAGGTAGTAGTGGTAGTGCTGGTACTGCTGGAACAGGTGGTAGTAGTGGTACTAGTTTTGGTACAAGTGGATCAAGTGGATCAAGTGGTACAAGTGGTACAAGTGGTACAAGTGGATCAAGTGGAACTAGTGGAATAACCGGTACAAGTGGTAGTTCTGGTACTGCTGGAACAGGTGGTAGTAGTGGTACTAGTTTTGGTACAAGTGGTAGTGCCGGTACTGCGGGTACTGCTGGAACAGGTGGTAGTAGTGGTACTAGTTTTGGTACAAGTGGTACAAGTGGTAGTAGCGGTACTAGTGGATTAGAAGGTGGGAGTACATTTAATGTAAGTACCGTGGGAGGAGGAGTGGATCCTTTTAATTTCAGAATAGATGATTATGCCGGAAATAACCCTACAATAACAGTTGTACGTGGATTTAAATATTACTTTATTTTAAATTCATTAATTGCATCTTGGCGATTAAATTTAAGTGATGGAAATACAAGTATAGTACCAGGTACTACGAGTTCGGGCGCGTTATATAATGATCCCGTTGGTGGGAGAACCACTGGTACCGTAATGTATGACGTTCCGTTCGATGCTCCTGCTAGTATAATTTATGGTTATGCTTCAAGTGCCGTTTTCGGTACTATACTGATTGTAAATCTACAGGGAAGTAACGGAACAAGTGGATCTAGTGGTTCAAGTGGTACAAGTGGATCCAGTGGTACAACTGGAACAAGTGGTAGTAGTGGTACAAGTGGTCAAACATTTGGTACTAGCGGTACTAGTGGAAGTTGTGGAAGTAGTGGAAGTTTTGGTACAAGTGGTAGTAGTGGTGCTACATTTGGTACTAGCGGTAGTAGCGGTAGTAGCGGTAGTAGTGGTAGTCAAGGAACAAGCGGTAGTAGCGGTAGTAGTGGTAGTCAAGGAACAAGTGGTTCAAGTGGTACAAGTGGTACAAGTGGTACAAGTGGATCTAGCGGTAGTAGCGGAAGTAGTGGTAGTAGTGGTAGTCAAGGAACAAGTGGTAGTAGTGGTACTAGCGGAAGTAGTGGTACTAGTGGAAGTAGTGGTACTAGTGGAAGTAGTGGTAGTAGTGGTAGTAGTGGTAGTAGTGGTACAAGTGGTACAAGTGGATCAGCTGGTAGTAGTGGAGAAACGTTTGGTACTAGTGGTAGTAGTGGTACAAGTGGATCTAGTGGTAGCAGTGGTGAGACAGGATCAAGTGGATCTAGTGGTACAAGTGGTAGCAGCGGATCTAGTGGTACAAGTGGTAGCAGCGGTAGTGCTGGTACTGCGGGTACTGCGGGTACTGCTGGAACGGGTGGTAGTAGCGGTACTAGTTTTGGTACAAGTGGTAGCAGCGGTACTGCCGGTACTGCTGGTACTGCTGGAACAGGTGGTAGTAGCGGTACTAGTTTTGGTACAAGTGGATCTAGTGGATCAAGTGGATCAAGTGGATCTAGTGGTACAAGTGGATCAAGTGGATCTAGTGGTACAAGTGGATTTAGTGGATCAAGTGGATCAAGTGGTACAAGCGGATCTAGTGGTACAGCCGGTACAAGCGGATCTAGTGGTACAGCCGGTACAAGCGGATCTAGTGGTACAAGTGGAAGTAATGGATCTAGTGGTACAAGTGGATCAAGTGGATCAAGTGGCACAAGCGGATCAAGTGGTACAGCCGGTACTGCTGGTACTGCTGGAACAGGTGGTAGTAGTGGTACTAGTTTTGGTACAAGTGGATCCAGTGGTACAAGTGGATCTAGTGGATCTAGTGGATCTAGTGGTACAGGTGGATCAAGCGGTACAAGCGGTACAGGTGGATCAAGTGGATCAAGCGGTACTGGTATCCAAGGTTCTAGTGGTTCTAGTGGCACCGGTATCCAAGGTTCGGGTGGTTCTAGTGGCACAAGCGGATCAAGTGGAGCTACATTTGGTACGAGTGGTACTGCGGGTACTGCTGGAACAGGTGGTAGTAGCGGTACTAGTTTTGGTACAAGTGGTAGCAGCGGTAGTGCCGGTACAAGTGGATCTAACGGGGCGGCGGGTAGTAGTGGTACTAGCTTTGGATCAAGCGGTAGCAGCGGTAGCAGCGGTACTGCGGGTAGTAGTGGTGCTACATTCGGTACAGGAGGGTCAAGTGGTACTAGTTTTGGATCTAGTGGTACAAGTGGTACAAGTGGACAAACATTTGGTACTAGTGGTAGTAGTGGTACTAGTGGTAGTAGTGGTACTAGTGGAATAGGAGGAGCAGCTGGATCATCTGGTACTAGTGGTTCAGGAGCTTTAGACAATACTATTGTATATGTTTTAACAGGATCAGTTATTAATTGGAATACTAATACATTTGAAAAAAATGTAGCTACGAATGAAATATATACATTTTCAAATATAATAACAGGAAGTTCACAACTTCTTATATTAAACAATACAGGCTCTAACAATATAATTCCTACGTTTCCTAATTCTGTCAAATGGGCGAATTCATTTTCACCAAACAATATATTGCCAGGAGCTACATCTGTATACACATTTTTCAAAAGTAGACGTTATATTTTAGGAAGTGCCACTGAAAATTATCAATAATAATGAAATTTAATTTTAGTAATATAATTTTTAATAAAAAAATTGCACAAAATGCCGAATATAAACTCTACCGAATTTTAAGTGCGTCCATTAATGGTATCGACTTACAAAACAGTCAATCTGTTTATCTAGAAGATTTGAATGGGATTTTGACTACTGAGTTTCCATCTATAAGTAACATATCATATAACAGTTATTATAATAAATTAATCGCTGATAAACCTTCTCAGTTTATAGATTTAAAAACAAGATATTATGTTTCTGAAAGCAACGCTACCGGGTCAACTATTTGTTATGAAAATTTAAAATATGTGTATTTAGAAGACAATACATATTTATTGTTGGAACCATAATATAAAATGTTATATAATAATGTTAATTATAAATTAAGTGGTCATGTTAGATTGGTTGTCAATGAAGATGATAGAATTATACGTGACACAGGCTATTTTAATAATCTGATATTAAATTCGGGCATGGAACAGGTGTCAAACATTCCATTTTCAGAATTATTTTGTACGTGTGTTATTGGAAATGGTAGTATGGACACTAAAAAAACCAATACGCCGGATACATCCTCATACACTTCAGGAAACGGTTATAATGTAAATTTATTATGGTCTAAATCCATAAGAGTTAACAATTTGATAACATTTCCCAGTTTAAGGAAATCTGGTGGTAGTTTTTATAATATTACAGGTAGTATTATAAATTCAGATGATGTTGGAAATATTGTTTATATAAATAACGATGGTTATTATAGAATAAGCCAACGAAATGGAATAGATGCTAAACGAAGTTGTAGTATATTAAATTTAGATGGTACCGTACCAACCGGAACGTCGTCTGGTTCAAATTACACAGTTTATTTAACAAATCAAATAAGCATGTCTTCTGAATTAAAAAGAGCAGGTATATCTTCTGTCGGCACAACAGCTAACGGTGGTAGTGTCGGTGTTAACTGTAATAGTGCAATATATAATAGTACAATCACTCATATTCGAGATTTTAAATTTCCTTTTTCAACAGATCAAACTGTTCCTGTTAGAGAATTGGGATTTACATGGATACCATATGCCAATGGCACTCCGTTGTTTAGTCGCGTTCGTCTAACCGAAGGTCCAAAAGGAAACGCGGTAACATTACAAGGAGGACAATCTTTATCAGTATATTATTCGTTGCGAATTGAAATGGATCCTACTACAACCACCACAAAATATGTGGTGTTAGGAAATAATAACATTACAGGTAGTAGTCAAATGAATTTATATGGTTTAAGTAGAGTTACTTCAACAGGACAATCCTCTTACATAGACGAGGGTTTACACGGCAATGAACCTTATTTTAATAGCAACCGTGGAATTTATGGACTACCCACCACAAATTATAATAAGTTATATATATATACCAGTTCAGATTCTACACCAAATCCAACTTGGGGTATTAATATTATAAGAAGTGGCTCTTTTGTATCTAAATCGATTGATAAAAGTTCGGTGTTTAAATCTGTATTTCCTACTAGTAGTTATGGTTATACATTATATAAAGTAGCTACTTTTAACGATGTAGAATCCAATAACTCAAATTGGAAAAGTTTTGGAATTGGCATACAAAACAATAAAACGTTGATGTCATATATATTCAATTCCACTCAAAACAAAAACAATGGATATTTATTAAGTATATCGCAATCTTTTACATGGAATAGAAACTTTATATAAATTATGCCAACTCGTATTACAGATTTACCGGAATATACAACAATCACTTCCTCGGCATTTGTTCCTATAGTAGACAGTGTATCACCGTCAAATAAAAACAAAAAAATTACAATCGGTGATATAAGAAAATTATATTTTACATCAACAACAAGTACATCAGCATTTACTAAACACACTCCTGGATTTTATTATTTTGGAGATAATAGAGATGCCGTTGGTATGTTCACAGGATCTATAACAACTGTACGCACATTAGTTTCAAGTTCATTTGCGTCAACAGTAGATGGTCCTGCTTTAATTAAAAATTTCACTTCTCTTTTTATATCCAAAAGCGTAATATGTAAACCAACAAATAGGTGTAAAGGAATGGTTGTTTTTGTAGACGGAGACGCAACTATAAGTGGAAGTTTGAGTATGACCCAGAGAGGAGCAAGTGCTACAGGTACAGACGCGTCGTTTTATCCTGTAAATCCACCGTATTTAGGTGATTATTGGACTCCCCGATTATTTCCGTCATCAAGTTATTTATCACGTGTATTTAGTGTAGGCGCTGGCGGTGGCACAGGCGCACCCTCTCCACAAATAGACGGTTTAACAGGTGTAGGCGGTAGATCTGGTGGCGGAGGAGCCGGTAGTAGCTACGGAGCGCCTTCCTCCGCGGCGGGTGGCACAGGCACTTCTTTTAGCGGCGGTGCGGGGGGCGGTGGTGCGGCCCTAGGGAGTCCTGTAACAGGTGGCACCGGCAGTCCAATAGGTGGAGCTGGTGGTGCTGGTAGAGTTCCATACGGCGGAGGTGGAGCTGGTAATCCAGGAGGAGCCAGTGGCGGTGGATCAGCACAAGCAGGCGGCAGTGGTACAGGAGGATTATTAATATTAATTGTTCGGGGCAATCTTAAAATCGGACCTAACGGATCAATCGATTCCAACGGATCAAATGGAGGAAATGCAAACAGTCCGGTTACAGGTGGAGGAGGAGGTGGAAGTGGCGGAGGTATAATTTATGTCTATTATGGAGGCACTTTAACTAATTATGGATCTATAACAGCAACAGGCGGCGCCGCCGGTACCGGAGGAAATACAGCAGGTAATGGCGGCGCTGGTTCAATCACAACACAAAAATTAAATACTATATATCCTATATCAAATTAGTTTATGCCAAATAAAAGAATCACAGATTTACCCGAAAGTAATTATGTATCAAGTAGTAATTATTACTTGATTTACGATCCTACTGCTACTCTAGATCAAAATGCTGACGGATATGTAGATTTTAATAAAAAAATAACGTATACAAATGTATGTACACAATTTTCTCAATCAGCAATTACTTGGTTTGGTACAGGAGCAGATAAAGCTTTAAATACCACATCGAGTCTTACGTACACAACTACAGCGGATCAAGAAGTATTAGTTAAAAACTACACTTCATTAACAGTTAATTCAGGTCATACCATAACGGTGTCTCAAAGATGTAAATGTTTATTGTTATATGTCGGTGGTAACTGTACAATAAACGGAACATTAACAATGACAGGATTAGGCGCTAAATCTACAGGCAGCATAGCGCATTATGTTTATCAATCTAAAAATTATCATGGAAACTTTATACCACACTATTCATTTAACAGTGTAAAACTGTATCCGAGTGGTTCGGGTGGAGGTGGTATAAGTTCCAACGGATTATCCGCTGGATATGGATATACTGGAGGAGGAGGTGGTGGATTTAATGGCAACCGCGGTGGATCCGGTACCAGTTGGAGCGGCGGCGCAGGTGGAGGTGCTGGTCCCGCTGCTACGGTTGGATCAAATTATGGAGGGACGGGTGGTGTTGCCACAACAGCAAATTGTGGAGGGGGAGCCGGTAATCCGGGCGGCACAGCAGGGCCTGGTGGTGGCATCGGTGGAACTGGTACAGGAGGCGTAATAATTTTAGTTGTTAAAGGAACATTTACTTTAGGAAGTACAGGTGTAATATCTGCAAATGGATCAAATGGAGGTTCAGGAACTGCTGGTGGCGGTGGAGGTTCTGGAGGTGGTAGAATAGTAATTTTATATGGTCAACAATATGTAAATAGTGGAGGTACAATATCAGTTAATGGTGGCACTGGCGGTGGAACGTCGCCGTCTAAAGGTGGTGACGGTGGTGCTGGAAGTATAACAATTCGTCAAATTGGAGTTTTATAAAATATGTCAACAACTATATCATCGATGTCTACGTTAACAGGTAGTGTTAACAACGTCAATTCTCTTATTCCTATAGTGAATAATGAAATTTCCCCAACATCAATACAAAATAGGAAACTTAAAGTAGGCACTCATAACTTTTTTTTCAGTAATAATGTTTCTTATACAACACCGTCAACATATAATAATTTTTTTGGTGACGGTATACAGGGGGACATAACTCTTAGTAGCAGTACACAAATTACTAATAGTTTTTCTAGTACTGATTTTGGCGACCCAGTTGTAAGACAATACAAATCATTAACTATAAATTCAGGTATCATTTTACGACCAACAAAATCATGTAGAGGTCTAATACTTTATTGTACAGGTGATTTGACAGTAAACGGTACAATTACGATGACAGCCCGTGGAGCGGGCGTAGGTAATAAAAGTGAGGAATTTCGTTATGATTTAATAGACGCGAGTATATATGTAAATAATATGTCTTCTAGTGCGAGTGGAATTCCGAGTCATTGGAATTGGGCACCAAGTGGTAGTTTTTGGTTTAATACCTATAAAATAAAAATTCCAATATCAGGTAGTACTGTAGCAGGTGGTGGCGGTGGTTGTAATGGTGCTGGTGGAGCTGGCACAGCAGGTATTTTTACATCCGGAGGAGGAGGAGGAGGTGGAGGCTCAAGTTTCTGCACAGCCGCCGGCGGCGCAGGTGGACGAGGCACTATATTTTGCGGTGGTGGTGGTGGTGGTGGTGCTGGTGGATCCACAGTACCGGGTGGAACAGGGGGGGCCGGTAATTTTGAGATAGGTGGAGCAGGCTTCGCGGCAGTACCATTTGGAGCGGGTGGTGCCGGAACTCCGTTTGGTGTCACCGGTGGAGGCACAGCTAATCCAGGTACATCTGGTACAGGAGGTTTAATTGTTTTAATAGTTAAAGGTAATGTTACAATTGGTGCCGCTGGATCGGTTACTTCTTTAGGAAGCAATGGAGGTAATATTGGAAGCCCATCAAACGCTGGTGGAGCGGGAGGAGGTTCCGGAGGTGGTCGAATAGTGATTTTATATGGAGGAACATATACAAATAATGGCACAGTTAGTGTTTCGGGTGGTGTAGGTGGTATATCTAACTATCCAGCACCATTTTCACCCACAGCTGTGAGTGGTGGAAACGGTGGGGCAGGATCAATTACTATTAAAAAAGTTCATACATAATAATATTTATTAATACCAGATTATGAAAGATATATTAATTATTAATAACGAAAACGACAAACAAAGTAGAGAATTTGTTAATAAATATAAAAATTTATCCAACGTAGAAATTGTAGAAGACGATGGTTACCTCGTAAGATTAGCATTTCCGTATATAAGCGCATTTCCAACTGTAATAATACAAACACCGGAACATATTTTTGACTATAAACTAATACCGGGAAGCATAGAATACATACGTGATCCAAAAACTTTTGAGGAGGTCCAACAACGTATAGATTATTGGGAAAGTTTAGTACCAAATTGGAAATCCACCGATAGTAGATATATTACTTAATCTTTATAATCTTGGTAGCCGCGCCTACTTCTCTAGCATATCTATTATACTCTACATACAAATCCTCAGCATTTATTCTAGCATCAACTTCCCACGGTAAAGTCTTTTCTTTTGGATCATTATCTTTGTATCTAGGATATACTTTGCCTTGCCAACTGTTATCAAATGTATTTAACTTACCATCCTCAACCTGCTTAATATGCCACATCTCATGCGCCAATGTCTTAATCTGATCATCACCGCTATGAGGACTGTTTGTTCTCATAATAATGGTATAATTTTTTACTTTATATGGCTTAGCATCACCCTCCACTTTTACCTTACCTTGCACATCATCTTCTAAACTACCAAACTCTAACTTGATTTTTCCACTGGGTAAACTTAACTTGTTAACAAAAAACTTATAAGCCTTCTTAAGTCTTTCTTTATCAACCACATTCTTTAACATCTCAGTTAAACTATTAGTAGTTGGAAGATTGTTACCCTCATATTTGCGCGGGGTAGTAATATCAACTAACTTATACTTAATAGGCAAATTGTTAATAGTTCTATATGTAGCCAATATATTCTTGTTGCTATCATCCACAAAGAATATATCATTGTAACCCTCATTTTGTATCTTGTTCAATATCCAATTAGCCTTAGCCATAGGATCACCAGTACCAAGAGTAACCACCTCAATGTTTACTCTAAAGTACTTTCTAATTATATCTTTTATGTGTGGAACAGCTTCAGATCCTCTAGCCGTCAATATCACAGTCTTACGATCACCATTCGAAGATGTAACTATCTTATAAAATCGTTTACCAATTGAACGAATTAACGTTGGGTTAATAAGTGTTTGAAATTGACTAAAATCAAACTTATCGCCTGATTGTGGTTCATATACAGCATATTCAGCTGGGGTAATTTGTCTACTAGTATTATCGACAGAAGTAACAATAACTTTAGCTTCTGTTTCAAAAAGTGTATCATCCAGATCAAAAATTCTAAGTTTCTTTGTTTTCATCCTCGTAATGCTTTCAATAGTTTCTTATATAATGATTCTTTCTTAACCAATTGATCCAATGGCACATTTCTATACTTTTGTCTTATTTGTGCAATAGGCATACCATATTGCTTTTCAGCTTGGGTTATCAAACTGTATCTATCTTGTTTTTCTTTTTGTTTAGCATCCAATTTGCGTTGTACAGATGTAGCTACAACGTCTTTTACATTGTCTGTATAATACTTTTCACCCGAAGTCAATAAATCATTTAGTATCTTGATTTCAATTTCTAAACTATCCACTTCATTTTCTAAATTTTGTTTTTCCGCTGGAGTATATGTAGCACCAGTTGAATGTAATTTACCTCGTTTTTCAACAAACTCTTGAGTCTTATCATCAATCACTTTATCAAGCTTGGCTGAAGCAGCCACAGTATCATCTGATTGTGGTTGAACAAGTTCCGCACCAGAAGCTAGTATTTTAAGAGCTCTTCCTTGTCTAAACGCACCAAATGAATATTTTGAACTTGTTATTTCAATAGTAATATGATTACCATCAACATGTGTTACGTCACCAGTAATATCAGGTAAACCTTTTAATCTTATTTTATCACCCACTTTGAATTTTGTAGTATGACTGGTATCAAGTTGTAAACCATAATATGGAAAATCAAATTCAGAACCAACAGGCACAGTTTTTAAATCTGACTTGTTTACTTTTAATTTAATAGTATTAGCTGCACTGATAGATAATACCACTCCAGCAACATTCATTCCTTTAACTTTTACTTTATCACCCACGCTGAAACTATCTGAAGCTTTGGTACCAACAACTGGTTGAACAGGTTTAGATTCAATCGATTTGGGTTCGTCATTGTTATAAAATTCAGTATAGGTATAAAATTTGAGGCTTGGTTCATACAAACATTCTTTGGGGTCATATCCATTGAACTCTATTACTTTTTCATATTGATCTTTATATTTAATTATTTTTTCTCTTCTAGCATCCCAGAATGTTACAATAATAGCTTTGCCACTGGGTATTGTACTCTCAATCTTTAAATCAGAATCATCAACCACATCCTTATCATCATACACTTCAAATATTCTACCCTTCAAAAGTGGATCGGCATAAGCACCAAATCTACCTATACCTTTTAAAATATTCTCCAATTGTAAATGACCACCACCATCGTTTCCACTTTTTAACTTCTTAATACCCTGTTGTGCCCAATAATTAGTCTGTTCTCTACTACCATCATCGTATTTTATATTAGGAGCTTTATCCAATTCATCAACTTCTTTTAATACATCACTATCATCACAAACAAAATCTTTTTTAACCACACTATATCCAAATATAGCGTTTTTACCACTCTTTTCATCTTTATATACAAGAAAAGCACATTTATTCGCTGGAGAAGTATAACTATAAGTCTTTCGCTTATAATATACAGTATCTGGGTTTTCTAAAAGTAAATCTCTAAATAGCTTCATAATAGTTATAAATATCACTCAAATCTACTCTTATGCTTACTTTTAAAGTGTTTTAACCGTTAGATTATATCCTCACAACATTTTCATATCATTTCATCACACAAAAAACCCGTTCATTTCTGAACGGGTCAATCAATTTTTATTTTAAATGTTTTTAGCTTTTTCTATAATTTCTTTTAACTTTTTACTCGTTTTAGCATCCATTGCGGCTTTCTTCATTGGCTCATTCTTGTTACCATCTTTATCCAGATCCAAAAAGTCAGGCTTTGCACCTTCTTCATAACATTCTTCACATTCCATTTCTTCCATCATCTTCTCAACATCAGACTCTTCTAATGTTCTACCAACATGCCTCTTAAGCATCTTGCCCACTTTGTCAAATAAATCAGCATCAGCTTTATCACCCGTAAACTTATTCGACTTTTCTCGTTTCTCAATGTGATGTACCAAATTCTTAGTTACTTTATTAGTTGGTTCTTCAACCTTTTTAACAGCAGCAACAACTTTCTTAGCTGGAGCTACAACTTTCTTAACAGCTTTAGGAACTTCTTTTGTTGGTTCCGCTTTAGCAGATCCCTTTTTCTTGGTTTCTGCCATTTCTTCTTCGTATACTTCGTAAATTAGTTGTTTCAAATCTTCTTTGGTCATAATATAATATATTTAAATTGTTATTATAAATAAATATAATATTCAAACACTTATCACTTGTTTTTTTAACAACCCATCATACCATTTTCTACCCACCTCACTGAACCTGTAATCCCATTTTAATGTATACCTACTCTGTAACTCATTCACCATAGCCGTCGCATACCCACGCCTACGATGTTCATACCCAATATCAATAAACTCAATTATTACCACTTCATCATATACATTAGGCTTATAATACTTACAATGACCCACATCCACACCACGATTGTTGATAATAGTGCAAACATATTCATCTCTACCTTCACAGTTTGTACCCATATAAACATGCTTAAACTCCATAAAATAAAACCCCCTTTAATAGGATGTTACTGTAACTATCCATTCAGTCGAGTTTTGTCACCATAACAGCCACTGCTCAACTTTAATATTTCATCAAGTGTTTCCTTAACTCTAATAGATCCACCATTCTGGTGAGATGTATTAATAACAGTGTGCTTACCACTAGGACTTGGTTCCATACTAATTGCCCTATCCAAATTAAATAAAATTGGAATATAAGTGCGGGTATTATCGTGATTGAGATCCAATTGATTTAGTTTAATTAAATGTGCCATACGCTTCGTTTTCTATTGTTTATACTACCAAAGTTTTTTAAAAAAGTCAACAAATTTTTCTACTTTTTTTCTACTTTGATATATTCAATCACTATTTATTAGTATGGGAAGAAAAGAAAAATATATCACAGATGAAGAAAAATTAAACGCACGACGTGAAAGACAAATGCGGTATTATTTCAAAAATCAACAAGTTAAAAAAGAACAAGCATTAGAAAGATATTATAAAAAGAAAGGGGAGAAATGATTAATTCAAATTGTAAAACATGCAATAAAATATTTACATATCATTCATCTGTATCAAAGGGAATTTATTGTAGTAATAAATGTCAACAACATTATCAAACCACTGCAATTAAAAATCAAATTAGAAATGGTTCGTATCCAAAAGTGCCTACGAGACCATTGATATATTCAATGTTATGTGAAGATTATGGAAATAAATGTTCACTTTGTGGTATAGACGGAAATAATTGGAATAGTAAACCTATAAGGTTGTGGGTAGACCACATTGACGGATATGCTAATAACAATTCTTATTCTAATTTTCGTTTAATATGTCCTAATTGTGATTCACAACTTGATACTTGTAGAGCAAAAAATAAAGGTAAAGGGAGAAAATCTCTAGGACTAAAGATTTATTAAAATGGTGGATCAAACCGGACTTGAACCGATAACCGATGAATTATTTTCTACTTATACCTTTTAGTTTATAAGCAGCGAAAGAGTTCACTGCTCTAACCGAATTGAGCTATTGATCCGTTATAAAATGGTAGTCCCGATGGGCTTCGAACCCACAACCTATCAGTTATAAACTGATTGCTCTGCTCTGTTGAGCTACAGGACTATCAAAAACTGGAGCGATATCTCGGACTTGCACCGGCCTACTCACTGGAATGTGAGCGTGCTCCTCATGACACTAATATCGCATTAAAACTGGAGCGGGTCCGAACTTTGCATTTCGCCTTTTAGTCTGGTAGACTAACGTGCTCTCTTTACACCTGACCCGCGTTTAAATTCAAATAGGAAGGACTAATGATTACCTCCAAGTTTCAGAATCACGACTGGTTATTCATCCACAGTCCACACGGTTAATTACTCCTTGTGTTAATGACTGATGGGATTTTGTTTTCCCCACAACGGGCTACGATTTATCATATATTTTAGCTACGATCCCGATACGCTCAAATTCAAGGTTGTACGACCTCAAATTCTCCATAGATTTACCCTCCATGACTCCTACTCCAACCAATATACAACGTTTTTCAACGCCATATATTGTGCGTTACAACTAAACTAATTGTTGTTCCGCCACTATCTTAAATTGTTAAAGAACTATTGAAAATTATTGGGGCTTATTAGTGACTATTGTTTTATTAAGCATCATTTTGAAATTAAAATCCTAGTTAACCTCAGATTTTAACTCGCAGCTTATCCTACATCTACATTAGTAGAAATAAGGAGAAAAACAAGTAAAAACGATATAATATCACCCTTCACCCAAAAATTTAAAGAACTATTGAAAAAGTTGATGGGACTTGAACCCACATACATAACGTCTATTCATAGTTATATCGTTAATCGGCGGTTTTCCCCGTGTCTACAACTTTGGGTACCGACCTCCTGCTGCGCCATTCGCTACAACTTATTCAATTGAAAATGGTAGGCGTGAGTGGATTCGAACCACCGCTTTACAGATTTTCGTACCACTATAGTTTTCACTACCGACGGTCTTTTGACAAGTTGTAATTTAAATGGATTATAGCCCATCATATACAACTGATTTCATCGTTTGTGGTCTGGACTTTCTCTTCATCATAACATTTCTGTTTTAGATGTTTGCCGTTAAGTCTCTACACCTTCTCATTTCTGAGCTTGGCTCGGGATTGGCAGTTAAGCTTTCCCCGAATTTGACAAATTCTACTTTAGAGATTTCTCTCTAAGCACTCAATTTACGCTAAAGTCTGTTGACTCTTCCGCTGGTCTACACGCCCATTTAAATTACTTACAAAGAACCATCACTTACTACTCTTTCATCTTACCACATTTTCTTCTGAAGTCAACTGACTTTTCAAAATTTTACATCTTTCATAATTTTCACCAGAAGCACATAATCCTACTGAAATTAAAGATTGTCTTATATTTTTTGTTTTCAACTCTTGTAAAAGAATTTCATCAGAAACTTTTCTATCGCCCCGATTTAGAAATTTATTAATGTTTCTCCCTTTATATGTAGGAGTAAAACTATGACAATTAGAACAAATCAATCTTAAATTTTCTTTTCTGTTGTCTCTTTCATTGCCATTTATATGGTCTAATTCTAGATTTACTGGCTTAGTTTTACTTTCAAAAGGGTCATACCATTCTTTAGTAGAACATAACTCACACTTATGTTCAAAATTTGGATTTGACATTAATCTGCTTTTTACAACTTTATTTGAAATGGTTGTATTTTCTTTAAAAATTTGGTCATCTGAATATTTGTTTTTTATTCTAGTGTCATCATAAGATGATTTACCTCTAGACCACGCCATTCTTTTCTTTACATCATCAGATAATTTTTCATAAACATATCCAGCTGGTTTTCTAACCCCACTTTCATATGATTGTTTCAATCCTTCAGCGTTTTTCTTTTTATTTTCAGGACAACTATTGTTGTGTTTTGAACAACAAAACTTTCCATTTTTTAGTTGATTAATTGCTGGCAATCCACATCCATATTCACATAATTTATTCATATGAATATATATGGTAGACACAACTCAAAATACAAATTATTTTGTCTACCAATTTAATTTTAATTTTCAATGAACTATTAAAAATGGTGGTTCCGCCCGGATTCGAACCGAGACCGTGCTCAAATCTAGAGCTTATCAACGTTATAAGCGTTGCGTTCTACCGTTAAACTACGGAACCACTAAATGGGAGCAGACCACGACTTGAACGTGAACTATACGTTATGAGCGTATTGTGTTGCCATTACACCAATCTGCAAATTGTTTTGTTAAAGAACTAAAATGGTAGCTGGTATGAGTGCTGCCCTCATTAAAGATTCCGTATGAAAGAATCTCGCTTGCTGAAGCCCCAGCCATTGAAATGGTAGCGGAGGCAGGATTTGAACCTGCGAGGCACATAGGCGACGGATTATGAAACCGTTGAGATACCTGACTTCTCACACTCCGCAAATTTTAAAGAACTATCTTAAAAATCTAGTTGGGTGTGTTTTATTGAATACTCTATCCACCCAACAAACAAAGTATACCACTTGCTAAGCCCGCAACCAAGAAGTTTTTTAAGAGATCTTCCATACTCTAGGGGTGTTATGGTTTAACGCCCTCCACCAAGTTGTTTTTCCTAGTTAAACAACCAAACATAAAATTTCATATGCTGCTACTTTATATTAAACACATGCGCTTAATATGTTTTGCCTTATTTAAAGTGTCCTACACTCACATATGTTTGTACGTACAAAGTGGTAGTCTGTAGGGGAATCGAACCCCTCTTACCGGAGTGAAAATCCGGAGTCCTAGCCGATAGACGAACAGACCGTTAAAATGGTGGCCCCGGTGGGACTCGAACCCACGACCAAAAGCTTAAAAGGCTTCTGCTACTACCAACTGAGCTACAAGGCCATTAAAAATTTGTTAAAGAACTTACTACTTTTTTATCTTACCACACATTCTTTTGTTGTCAACTATCATTTCATTCTTTCGTTGGTGACCCCCTTCGGTTAAAGGCCGAGGCAGTTCCGCCATTCGTAGATGTTCCAGAGGAGTGCTTCTCCCACCATGCTGAAAGAACGAAATACTTATTACTTCTTTATCTTACCGCAAATTTTCAAAGAATCAACTTCTTTTTAATAGAAGTTTGAACATATAAATATATACAAATTTATGAATATGATCAAAAATGGCGCTCCGGGAGGGAGTTGAACCCCCATTTTCATCCAATTATGCACTTAGGGCTTAGAAGTCCCCGCCATTACCGGAGCGTTATAATATAGTTTTTACTTACTTACCGTCACCCAGTTTGTTACGAACATCTTTACCAAGTTCAGTTAGCTGAAACAGTGGTTCACCGTCTTCGTTGTGACCAGATACATATAGTAGACCTTCTGTTACCATCTTGTCAACTGTTTCTTTAACTTCGGCCGCCACGAGGTCGTTATAGATAACTTCTGCTTCGGTTTCATTACATTCAAGTTCTTTCATGATTATTTGAATACAGGCTTCTTTTTCTTCGGTGTTGACTTGTTCTTCAACTTTTGAAGTATCTAGATTAGAACAATGATTTAATAGATCGTCAATTGACCCAGTAAAATTGTCGGTAATATATTTGTCCACGTTTATAAATATTTGAATTAAATACCGTAGACTGGAACGTTCTTGTAATAACGAACGGATCGATCAATCATCTTATTTAGAATCTTGGCTGTAGATACAGGCACAATTGTTTTTGGACCCCAACCATTTTCAGCTCGACCTAGAGCAATAGTGAGTGCTTTGCATTTATCAAATCGATCACCCGCTTTTGTATTGGTATGACTCCAACCGAATCGGATAGTATTATCAATTACTGTGGCAACAACCATACCACGGGGTTGACCATTGCGGTCACGTACCAACTGCTTGAGTGTAGTGTCTTTCATATAACTTTTATTTAAATGTTTAATTTAATTTTTTTCGACGTAGTGTAGTAGATCACGATTTGGTTCAACGCCAATCTTTTCGTCTACTGTTTGTTTGATAGCAGCTTTATAGTAATATTCCGCGTATAGATCTGTTAGTTGTAGTTTTCGATCTGTGATTTTTGATTTGAGATTATTAATAACTGTTTGCGTTGTCTTCGTCTTCATATTTTGAATTGAACCGTGATGGTTTAACCTCAGTGTTTTGCCACTTTTTGTTAACCTTTTTGGTTGATTTGTTGCGACAATTTCCTTCGCTGCGTGTACGCCGATCTTTGAATGACTTTCCCATATACTACTTTTAAAAATAAATAGTGGTAGAAAAAGGGATTAACAAGCTTTTTTATCAATCCCCAATCTTTGTGCTGTTTAATTTGTAGAAGTCTGAGTAGATTCAACGGTGTTGGTTGCGGTAACAGTGGGAGTTGAATTGTATGTATACACAATACTTGGCTTACCACGCTTACCAGTCTTCTGTGATCCGGAGATCTTATATCGTCCAGCAGTCACACTTCGTTTAATATGCATCCGAATTGTCGGCGTTTTAACGGTGGAGTTGATGTTAGCTAGATCAACAATAGTAAAATTGCGATCTGTGATTTCGTTTACTGCGGTTGCCTTACGGCCTGTCTTGTTCATATTTTTTAATTTTTGTTAATGTTAACCGACTACAAATTTATCTTACCACGGTTTTAGAAAATGTCAAATCTTTTTATCGACCATTTTTTGCAGCTTCTTCATACACCAGAGCTTCAGTCAGATTTCCACTGCCATAAACACGACCATTCTTATCAAAAGTGGTATTGCTACTTCGCATGTAGTATCCACAGGGACGACCATCGAAATCATGTGCATATGCAGTGGATCCCATGTCTTTTGTATAACCAATCTTATTGTTTTTCTTCATTACATACTTTGTACTCATATTATTTATTATTTTAGTTGTTATCGATATAGTTGCGATAAAATGACATAATGATTCCGCTAGTGGTACCCACATTAAGCGAACGAACACTTCCAAATTCTGGAATAGTGATGACAGTTTCAGCGTTGTCAAGAATATAATCACTCAATCCACTCTTTTCTTCGCCAAATACAAACATTGGTTTGGTTATACCACAGAATACCCACTGATTAAAAATAGAAACTGTCTTATCATAATACTTGGGGATATTATTTTCCACTGCTAATAGTGTATAACCGTTATCTTTAATGTACTTAACAAAGTCTTGTTCTGTCTTGATGTGATTTAAATCTGTATAATGATGTGTACCAACAGTACCACGTCGATCCCACTGTTTGCTACCACCTACATACATTGCTTCCTTGAAGCCAAAGAAGTTGGCATTGCGTACCAGTGTAGCCAGGTTAAAATCTCGATTAACGTGCATCATAGCAACGCTAGCATCAATACAGTTGTTTTTACAATAGGACTTAATATCGTCCACAGTACTGTTCTTCAAATGATCCAAAACATTCATAGTAAGCTTACTATACCACGAACTTTATAATAAGTCAATTCTTTTTCTTGATTATCTTTTTGGACTTATTATCAGTTTCGGACACGTATTTATTTGGAGTGTTTGCAACTGTTGATTTGGAGTTAGCATACTCTTTTTCAGCTTCTTCGATTACAGCTTTAACAAAATCTGTAAGTAGACCACTCCAATTATTGCGGGTACTATCCTCTACAATTGCCAACTGTTTCCAACGTGGCATTTCTTTGAATTTACGTTGATATACTGTCTTATAGAATGATGCAGTCATGTTATATAAATATTAAAAAGAAGTGCTCAAACGACTGGCATATGCCATGTTACTAGCTTTTCCTTTGTGGTATGAAACTTTAGTATAATTGTCAAATGCTTTCTTTGAAGTAATCACAATGCTACCGGCTGTTTTGTGTCACAAAATGTAAATATCCAAACTTTTGACTACGTTTAACAGATTTGTCACCACATGATAAACAAATCTTGTAACCAAGTTCGTATCGTTCAGAATGAATTTCATTGCCACATCCACATTTAATCATATATAAAAAGTATACACGACGATTTGGTGGATGTCAATAAAAAAAGCGTACCACTTGGTACGCTTGATGTTTTAGTTAGTTGGTTCGTGTGGATAACCGACTTGTGAGTAGACTACTCGTAGCCGTTCAAATTTTAGCTCCAGATTAACAAGATCCCGTTTAGTATGTCGTAGTTCGTTTTCAAGTTCGTTGATTTTTCTGAGGTTTGAATCTAAAATGTAGTCTGGATCTGAATGTTCTCGATTCTTAATATCTTCTTCTAATGCACATCCAATATGATTTGTGCCAAAAAGATAATCGATATCATCATCAAAAGTGTTTTTACCACAATAACCGCATACCCACTTTTCTTTTCGTTCATCAGTAATAATCTTTTCTAATCTGGTTAGAGTTTCCACTACTTCAGTATTAGATTCGGCATTAAGAATGTCATATGACCAATTCAAAGCATTATCTTCACGATCTTTCAACTCAGGATAAAGTTTAATTAGTTCTTTTTCAATTAGATCAATGTATGGATCGATTTGTTCTGTTTGAATTCTACGCAATGCTTTCGCGTATGTAACTATGATGTTTTCGCTTATTTTGTTCATATTATTTTTTTGTTAATTGTTTTAGTACTTCTCTTACTGTGAAATAAAACATAAATGGAATTAGTACCACAAAGGATATTGTGAGTACTAACAATAGTCCTATTGCAAATATACTACCAAATAGTAATCCGATTATCAAGTCTATAACTTTATATAATTTATTCATTTTTTTATAAATCGGCTATAGATTAATTTGCCAAGATTAGCAGCAAATTTTCGTGCTTTCTTTTCTGGTAAATCGTACAAATGTGCATGAAATACTTCTTCAATTAACACATTGAGTTGTCTACGAGTTTTTAACGTGGGATCAACAAGTATTTCGGGATTTTTTATATCAGGATTATCACATAAACCAGAAGCTCTTAACCTAGGATGTGGTTTGTTATAATTCACTGTATATTCTATTCCTTCAAAATTCTTAAATTTCATTCTAAAAATTCTTTTAATTGTTTTTGGTTTTCTATATTTAGAATAACACTGTCTGTCCACGGATGTCCATATCTTAATATGCGGTAACACCATTTTAATCTTTCAAACCAAGTCATTCTTTTGCCATTATAACCTAGTTCAAATAAACTGATGCAGATTTCCTCTTCATCTTTAAATTTTTCAATATAAAGAGCGTGGGAATGACAATCGCACATTAAAAATACAGAATCTTCTTTCATACAATTAGTTTACGTTCTAATTTCCAAACACTAGCAATCAAAAATGAACCAAAACTATATATAAATCTACAGATAAATCGTATAACCTTATTATATGGTTTGATGATTAATTTATAAAGATTGGTAGATTCAAACTCTTTGTTCTTTTTAAGTTCTTCAATATGATGTTTGTGGAGTTCTTTTCTTTCAGTATTATCCATTGCGTCAAACTTAATTAGTTTAATCTTGTCAATAACTCCGTCAATAAATACAATTTCAAATTCAACCCAATAGTCATATGGTCCATCACTGTAATTGTTATAATCATACATGTGTATGGTGCTAGTTGTTTTTACATGTGTCCACCAAACTTTGGTTTCTTTTACCATTCCAAACTTTTCAAACAATGTTTTACCGTTTGGATCGCCTTCTGTATATTCTCGTTCACATTCACGCAACCATAGTGTGCCATCTTCACGAATTTCATAACAATCTAAATCATTATCCAAATCCTTGGTTTGAAACCCATTAGGAATATATCCTTTAGTATCTTGAGGCAGTGGAAGCGGATATTTGCAAATTATGTCATCATACATTCCCATATTAGTAACTATTTTTTAGCTTATATTAAGCATATATTATAATTTATATTTAATTAATTAGTATTAAGCATATCAAGCAACTAAGCGCTTACTATAAAAGCATTATACTTTCTATATTTTAATAAGTCAAGATAAAAAAATTAAATTACTGAAATAAAAAATATATATTTTGGATGAAAGGTATTATATTGTCAGGAGGCACTGGTAGCAGACTATATCCATTAACCACAACTGTTAATAAGCAGCTATTGCCTGTTTATGATAAACCAATGATTTATTATCCATTAAGCACGATAATATCATGTGGTATACGTGAAATTTGCATTATTTCTACACCTGATTATTTGCCTATGTATGAAAAGTTATTTGGCAATGGAAATCATTTAGGATTAGAAATAACTTATAAAATACAATACAAACCAAGTGGTATTGCTGAATCCTTCATTATAGCCGAAGACTTTATTAAAAATGATAATGTATCGCTTATTCTCGGTGATAATATTTTTCATGGTATGAATAGAGTCAAAACAAATTTCAATGGAGCTTTAGTTTTTGCTTATGAAGTTAACAATCCACATGATTATGCAGTCGTAGAATTTGACGAAAACAACAAAGTTATTAGTATAGAAGAAAAGCCAAAACATCCTAAAAGTAAATTTGCTATTCCAGGTTTATATTTCTTTGATAATCGAGTGATTAAATTTAGTAAATCTCTCAAACCATCCAGTCGTGGTGAACTAGAAATTGTGGATGTCATGAACGCTTATCTAAATGATGGTGGTATAGACGTAATTAAATTCCCAAGAGGTACTGCCTGGTTAGATGCTGGTCAACCAGACACATTGTTTCAAAGTGCAGCATATGTTAAAACGATCCAAGAAAGACAAGGCATAAGAATTGGATGTATTGAAGAAGAATGTTACAATAAAGGGTTAATCAATAAAACACAACTTAAAAAAGTTGTTGATAAATTGCCAAACTCAGAGTATAAATGTTATTTACAGAAATATGAATAAAAAAGAACTAATCAAGAATTTTATAAGAGAAGTACAAAAAACACAATTTATACCTGAATATTGTCATAATCTTAAAGGAGCTAAAGATAAAGTATATTATTCAGGCCCACTGATGGACGAAGAAGAATTGACCGAAGCAATTGATTCTCTGTTATTTGGTAAGTGGTTTGTTAGTGGCGAAAAGGTATATCAGTTTGAAAGAGAATTTAGCAAAACTGTTAATCAAAAATATTCGGTAATGGTAAATTCAGGTAGTTCAGCAAATCTGGTAATGATTGCTGCACTAAAACAATACTTTAAATGGACTTCAAATGATGAAATTTTAATTTCTGTAGTAGGATTTCCCACCACACTTAATCCAGTAATTCAAGCAGGTCTAAAACCTGTATTTGTAGATATTGAATATAATACATTAAACTTTGATTTGGATGAATTAATAAAAAAGATCACTCCAAATACTAAAGCTATATTTGTATCGCCTGTATTAGGCAATCCACCTGATATGGATAGGCTTATTGAGATTTCAAAAGCACACAATCTAGAAATTATTATGGATGGTTGTGATAGTTATGGTAGTAAGTGGAATGGTAAACATTTGGATGAATATGCCATTGCCACAAGTTGTAGTTTTTATCCAGCACATCATATTACTACTGGCGAAGGTGGTATGGTGTCTTCTAATATTGAAGAGATTGTTAAATTAGCTAGAACATTTGCTTGGTGGGGACGAGATTGTTTTTGTGTTGGACCTGCTAATTTGTTGAAGAATGGTAGTTGTAATTGTAGATTTAGCCAATGGATCAAGGAACTTCCATATGAAATAGATCATAAGTACTTTTTCTCACAGATTGGTTACAATCTAAAACCACTTGATTTGCAAGGTGGAATAGGATTGGCTCAATTAAAGAAAGCAGATCGTATTCACGAAGCTAGAAAGAAGAATAAAGATCTAATTCAAAATATACTTTCTTCGATTAAAGGATTAAAATTCCCATCAAAATATGACAAATCGGACGTATCTTGGTTTGGTGTACCTGTAATTTGTGAATCGTTTAATCAAAAGTCTAAATTGGTTAATTACTTGGAAACCAAAGGAATTCAAACCAGAAACTATTTTGCTGGTAATATTCTATTGCATCCAGCATACACACATCTTGAAAGTTGGAAGAATTATCCAAACGCTACGAACGTACTGGGTAATGTATTCTTTTTAGGATCTTCACCGACATTGACACAAGAGAATTTAGATTATATTAAAGAAATTGTTGAAAAATATGAAAATTGATTTATTTGGTGGTACTGGATTTGTTGGCAGTAACTTTAAAAAACTTTATGATGAATATACACATATACATGATAGAGAAGACAATGTTCCTATACATGATAATGTATTGTACATGATTAGTACTACACATAATTATCACGTATTTGACAATATTCACAAAGATGTAGATACAAATCTAACGAAATTATTAAATGTATTGCAAAATTGTAAAGATAAGAACGTTGTTTTTAACTTTGTTAGTAGTTGGTTTGTATATGGTGATGTAGAATTACCAGCGAAAGAAGATTCGTTATGTAAACCGAAGGGATTTTATAGTATTACTAAACGATGTGCTGAAGATATGATTATAAGTTATTGTGAAACTTTTAAGATCAAATATCGAATCTTACGATTGTGTAATGTATATGGTCCGTCTGATAGTGGAGTTTCGAAACAAAAGAATGCTTTACAGTATTTAATTAACGAGATTAAATCTAATAACGAAATTAAGTTATATTATGATGGAGATTTTATTAGAGATTATATGCATGTTGACGACGTTTGTAAAGCAGTTTATTCTGTAATAAATCTGGGGGAGTATAATCGGATTATTAATATTGGTAGTGGTATTCCACAAAAATTCAGAGAAGTTATCGATTTTGTTATAAAAGAAACAAATTCATCAAGCAAAGTTACTGCTATTGATGCTGTGGAGTTTCACAAACTTGTACAAGTAAAGGACATGTATCTCGATGTCAGTAAACTAAACAATTTGGGATTTAAACAACAAATAAACATTTACGAAGGTATCAAAACATTATTATGAATATATTAGTAACAGGAGGAAGTGGATTTATAGGAAGTCATTTCATTGAAGAGTTTCTGAAAAGAAGTGATGTAAATAAGTTGTATAACCTTGATTCAAATACATATGCAGCAAACAAGAATCTATCATTTGATAAAGACATCCGATATCAAAAGTTAACAATGGACATTGCGGCCGCAAACTTTGTAAGTTACAAAAACTATTTTGAATCATTAAATCTAGATTACGTAGTACATTTTGCAGCGGAATCACATGTAGATAATTCTATTTCAGGTCCAAAAAAGTTTATTGATACAAACATAATTGGTACTTTCAACTTACTAGAAAGTTTTAAACAAATCAACATTGAAAAATTTATTCATATATCAACAGATGAAGTGTTTGGTAGTTTGAATATAAAAGATAACCCGTTTGATATAGATAGTCCTTATAGACCCAATAGTCCATATGCGGCAAGCAAAGCCGCGGCTGATTTACTGGTGAGAAGTTATGTTAAAACATATAAATTTCCAGCGATTATTACTAATTGTAGTAACAACTTTGGTCCTAGACAGTTTCCAGAGAAACTTATTCCATTAGCGATTAATAAGTTAAAATCTAAAGAAGCTATACCCGTGTATGGTACCGGTGAAAATGTACGTGACTGGATCTATGTTAAAGATCACGTTAACGCAATTGTACGTGTTATACAAGATGGTATAGTTGGAAAACAGTATTTGATCGGGGGGGACAATGAAATATCTAATATAGATATAATACAGACGATTAAAGATGTATATGAAGAACTAACACAAACCAAGGTTGATTGGGAATGGTACAAACATGTAGAAGATCGTAAAGGACACGATTACAGATACGCTATAAATAACTGGGATCTAAAACAAGAATTCCCCGACTTTAGGTTAAGTAACTTCAGACAATCACTTAAAGATACGGTGCAAAGTTACTTATAATATTTTTAATAAAAAGAAGATTTAAGTCAACGACACCAATATTATGAACATACTAGTTACAGGAGGAAACGGTTTTATAGGATCACATTTTATTGAAAAAAATATAAACAATAAAAATGTGTCTTCTATACACAATATAAGTCGTAAACAGAGTTCAACACCTTTACCACACCATTATAGTAAAAAATACAAAGAATACAACTTAGATATATCAGAAGAAAGTTTCACGGATAATAAAAAGATGTTATTAAATCTTGAGCTGGATTTTATAGTACATTTTGCTTCGTATAGTAATATAGACGATTCCATAAAATATCCAAATTTATTTGTAAAATCAAACATACCGAGTTTAGTGAATTTATTAGAGTGTTTTAAAGATTCAAATGTTAAAAAAATAATAAATATATCTACAAGTGAAGTATTTGGAAACTCGGTTTCGAAGTCGAAATTAAATTATCAACCGAAAAATCCGTATGCGATATGTAAAATGACAAATGAATTTTTTTGCCAATATTATTCTGATTGTTATGGATTAAATGTAATAACAACTAATTGTAGTACTAATTTCGGACCCAGACAACCGACCGATAAATTTATACCTATGTGTGTTAGTAATTTAAAAAACAAAAATAAAATCAAATTATACGGTACAGGTAAAAACATTCGTAATTGGTTATATGTAGAAGATCACGTTAATAAAATAACCGAAATATTATTTAACCAAACAGATCAATCAAGACACCTTATATTAGGAGAAAATTGTATCAGTAATTATGATTTAATACATAAAATAAAAAATATATACACAAAATTAACAGGAGATATTATTGTTGACGATTGGTTTGAATATATAGAAGACAGAAAAGGACATACCGAGTACGACGGTTTAGAAATGAGTGAAAATAATCTATATAAGTTTGAAGAATTACTTACAAAAACAATAAAAAGTTACTTATAAAGTTTTTGTGTATATAGCTAATTTCGGATTAGCATATCCAAACTTTTTAACTAATTGACCAGCAACACTGTTTGCTTCATCTTCAATTTCACCACCGACATCTTGTGCTGGTATTTCTAATTTACCTGTCTCATTTTGTTGGTGGTGAATTAGTTCGTGTGCTATACTACGCAAAACATCTGCTAATCCTCTATCTTTACAATAAACTTTAACATCTCCATTTGTTTGATTGTAATATGCATATGTTCGTAAATCATCATCTCGTTGTTTTACCAACTTGACTTTGAATGGTTTATTTAATGATAATTCATCACTAACAAACTTAATAAATTTAAAAATTGTGTATTTATTTAATTTATCCATATTAGAGTACAGTTTCTTTATTAATAACAGTCATATCCCAATTAATAATATTAATTACATCATCGTGGTATTCGTATGGCATATTATGATAATGTTAACAGATATTTTAGTTTATGTAATTGAGCCAACATTTCGTCACGTATATTAAGCAGATCTGTATCGGTTTTTTTCAAAGAATTTGGAAGTTCATTTACTAAAAAATCAACATATTTATCCACAAAATCGGTTGAAGATATATCTTTGTAATTAACTAATTCGATTTTGAATCCATCTTTACTTTCAATTCTCCCATATTTACCCATGAAAACTTCAATAAATTCGTCTATTAAATCGGAAAACTCATCATATACACCACCGAGAGCTTGATGTTCAGCATAACTTTTAGTTTGCCAATGATGGATTTTTAACTGGTTGTGTAAAGTTAATAAATTTGTGACTATCATATATGTTATAAATATAACACAAATCAAGTAACAACTTCTACTTTACAGTTTTTCTTATCGAATATAGCTTCGTCTATTAAATATCTAACAATACAATCACATCTATCTTTAAATTCAACAAAAGATATTTCATCGGGTTTCCATATACGAACAGTATTAATATTTTTTATTTCAAATTTAATACCATTCACTAACCCCTTTCTTTTGATAGTAAGATCCATACGTATAAATATACTGCAATATAATCAATGTGTAAATATAAAAAAAATCAATAACAAAATGTAACAGCTGTTAACTATATATTGACAATGAAAATTGAGTTACAACGTTATTTAAAGAAAAAGTTTCCAGAATTATATCCAACTGACTTTTCATTCGAATGTAATGACGGTTGGTTTAGACTTTTATTGTGGTTGAGTCGATATCTAGAAATGTATATTACTCAACAAAATGAAATGGCCAAAACAAATCCCCAATATTATCAACCAGTAAAACAAGTTATAGCTAGACAAATAAAACAAAAGTTTGGCACATTAAGGTTTTATTCGGATGGGGGAAATCAACATACAGAATCTGTGATTGATTATACAACATTTATATCCGGTTATATTTGTGAACAAACTGGAAATACTACTGACGTTGGTTATAACCACGATGGATCTGTAGAAGTACTACACAAAGATTTAGCCAAAAATAAAAATGATTTTAATTTCGTCGATGACGAAGAGTTACGAACCATACTAAAAAATATATGACCAAAAAATTAATGCTCAACCACGATGATATATCTGATGTATCACAAGATAAACAAAAATTCGTATCTGTCATCGACAATAACGAGTTGTACTTCTATAATGATGTAAATGTAGAATCTGCATTGGTGATAAACAAAACTCTAAGTGATCTAGCTAGACAATTACTAATAGCTAAAATTACATTTGATCTACAAGAAACCCCACATATCAAATTGCACATAAACAGTGATGGTGGAGAAGTATTCGGTGCTTTAAGTATTGTAGATAGAATACAAGCATCCAAAGTGCCTATACATTCATATGCAGAAGGATTAGTAGCAAGTGCTTCTACACTTATTAGTGTAAGTTGTCATAAACGATACATACGTAAAAATACTATTTTATTGATTCATCAAGTAAGAAGTTGGTTTGAAGGTACATATGAAGACTTTAACGATGAAAAACAAAATATGGATTTGATAATGAAAGTTGTAAAAGGCATATATTTGAAACATACCAAATTTACCGAAGATGAATTAAACACACTATTAAAACGTGATCTTTATCTAAACGCGGAAGATGCTATTAAATACGGACTTGCTGATGAAATCATCTAGAGATAAAGAAGGATACGTATATATCGTTAGTAACTGTAACTTCCCAGGTTGGATAAAAATAGGAGTTACTAATGATATAAAATCACGATTACGTACATATCAAACATCTTCTCCACTACGTAACTATAAGATTGAGTATTATGTTCATCATCCAGATTGTTATGACGCTGAAAAGAAAATAGCTGAAAAGTTAAGATACTTTGCTACCGAGATCAAGAACGAATGGTTTATGTGTAATCTGGAAATTGTCAAGGGTAGATTGGATGAAAGTTTAGAACCAGAAGAAAATGTGTTGACGTTTATAAAAAGGGGTGTATAGTTATAGCATAGTTATGAACACAATAGCTAATAAATTAATCTGTTTAAACCTAAATGCGAACTGGCAACCAATTGGTTTCAAGACCGTAAAAGATGCAATTGTTGATCTTTGTGGCGGTGAAGTCGATGGTAAGTCTTCTAGTTTGGCGTTGGATATTGATTACGAGTTGCTTGAGAATGGAGAGCCAAATCTTTCTGCTCCCAAGAATATGAATCCTATCAGTTGGACAGAATGGTTGAAACTGCCTATTCGTCCGTGGGATTTAGTTATCAATTCAGCTCATATGTCTGTACGTGTGCCGACTGTGATCATTGCTGTTAATTTCAATAAAATGCCTGTAAAGTCATTTAGAGGAAAACCTAGCAAAGACGCAATCTACACCCGTGATAAAGGCATTTGTCAATACACCGGTAAAAAGATTGAGCGTAATTTAGCTACAGTCGATCATATTCTACCTCGTAGTAAGGGTGGTGAAGATAGTTGGACAAATCTTGTGTTATGTTCACGGGATATTAATTCTAAGAAAGGTAATAGACTGAATACAGAAGTTGGTTTGAAGTTGATCAAACAACCAAATATTCCACAACCAATTCCAGTATCAGCTCTGATTAAAGAAGCAAAACACAAAGATTGGGAACACTTTTTGATGGGGGTTTAAACAAATATCACACAATTTTAAAATTCATAAATATATAATCTTAACGGATTATATATTTTTTTTGCACCACTATGAAAAAAATCAAAAGCATCACCATCAATATCAACGGAAATGAAGTGGTTTTGGATGACACCGAAATCAAATTTTATCTATCTGAAACCAAAAAGAAAAGTGTCAACAAAGCTAAAATAGAAAAGTTTTTTACAAACCTAGGATACATTTTTAATAAAAATAACGAATCTAGTTGATATTTATTGTTGTGAATCAATACGACAAATTTTTATCGGAAGCCTACAGTGGCGGATTACGTGCGTGGTTTGGCAAAAGTGGAGCAGGCAGTAGTTCTGGCGGTGGTTGGGATCGATATGATAGTAGTGGCAAAAAAGCCGGTAAATGCGGTGATGCTAAACAAGGAAGTAGTTATAGTGCTTGTTTGGGTAAAAAGTATGTTGCTAGACTAAGAACAAAAGGTGGAAAAAAAGCAATTGCTAATTGGGTTAAAAGAAAAAAGTCTGCTCAAAATAAAGCAGGTAGAGGTGAAAAAGGCAGTGGTAGTAAAGGTCAATCTCCCGTAAGAGTAAGTTACAAAGAAGAATTGAGTGAAATATTTGTAATTGATCAAAAACAAGAACTTAAAAAAGATTTAATCAATTTTTTAAGACAAGAGTTTCAAGACGGACATTTAAAGCCTATTCACGGCGGTATAAGTACAACCGAATTTAAACCTGAAGATTGGTTAGAAGACATGGCTGATCATACAATCAATCATTTGATTAGTTATTTTGAAACCATACGCAGTCAAACGGAACGTAATATTTACTCGTCTGTGCCGATATCTTCTAATTAACATTATAATATTAAATAGTGTTGTATGTTATATATTTATATAGTAATATAAGAAATATATGAGTTACTATATCAACGATACAACAATAGACAAAGTGGTTACATTCACTGACACAAACGAAGTGGTCAGTTATTTAGAAAATCTATGTAGAACAAAACTTCGTAAAACCCGTAAAGAACTAATGTTTGAGATGGAATGTCTCGGACATGGCGACGATGATCGTCAAGGAGTAAATTTTACCAATATGATGAGTGAACACTTCGAAGTTGGTGCTCTAAAAAAAGACGGTAGAATGGTTCGTACCAACATACATGAGATGGCCAGAAATTTGAAATATCGTAAAGAAATGGGGGATTAATTTTATGATTAACTTGGATATCAAGTGGTCAGATCCAGTTCAAATCGAAAAAAACGGTGATGTAACATTTCAACGTGAATGGGTAATTGATCCTATTTATCTAAATCAATTTTTTGCTTATTGGAAAGTAAACAAATTGGAATTGAAAAGTAAAGGTTACGGAGTCGTTAAAAGAGAACAAAACTGGGTTCTAACACAAATCAATGATAATCCAACGTTATTCAAAGATCCAAAAAAACCCAAACAAAAAGCAGACGAAACTTTGCCAATATACGAAGTCAAAACTCCAGATGGATTGCGTCCATGGCAAGTTGATGCTGTAGGTAAAATAGTATCTTCACTAAAAAAATGGGGTGCTGCAGTTGATGGTAGTGATGTCGGATGTCATGCAAAAGGACAACCTATATTGATGTTTGACGGAACCATAAAATTGGTAGAAAATATCGTGGTGAATGATGTGATAATGGGATGGAATGGACCTCAAAAAGTGACATCATTATGTTCTGGAAATGAACAGATGGTGAAAATTGTTCCTACAAAAGGGGATTCCTTCATTGTCAATATTAATCACATTTTAACTGTAAAAATAACCAAATTACATTCTATTAAAAAATCAATTGGTGGATATAAACCTAATGAAATATATGATATCAAAGTGTCTGATTATCTAAAATTACCATTATCAGTAAAAAAACACATGAAACTATTTCGTGTGGGAGTTGATAATTGGACGACCAAGAATCATCCATTTTCTCCATACTTCATTGGTCTATTGTTAGGTGATGGTGGTTTATCACAACCATCTGTGGTTACGTTCACATCAATAGACGATATTTGTTGGCAATCAATTATTGATGAATCTCACAAAAACAATTGGTTATTGGGAAACACCAATGAAACAATAACAAAACGAATAACAAATGCACCTACATTATTTAAATATTTACGGAATGTGGGATTATTACCAATCAAATGTGAAGATAGATTTATTCCTACGGAGTATAAAATTTGCAACAAAAATCAAAGATTAGAAATACTTGCTGGTTTATTGGATTCTGATGGTTATTATAGAAACGGGGGTTATGATTTTACTAGTAAATCATATCAACTTGCAAAAGACGTAGAGTTTATATCACGATCTTTAGGTTTTGCAGCATATATTAAATCAGTCAAAAAGAAATGTACAAATAATGGCGTTGTGGGCGATTATTACAATGTTTCAATCAGCGGAAATTGTGAAACAATTCCAACCCGCATCCAAAGAAAAAAGGCAAATATAAGAAATCAAAAGAAAGATGTGTTGGTTGACGGATTTACGGTTGAATCTATGTCAAATGATGATTTTTATGGATTTTCACTTGATGGCGATGGTAGATTTCTTCTTGGTGATTTTACAGTTACTCATAATACAGGTAAAACATATACAGCTACAGCCGTAGCCAGAGAATTAAACATGGACATAATGATTGTATGTCCTAAAGCAGTTAAAGAAAGTTGGAAACGTGTTATTAAAAACCATTTTAAGTTATGGGGTAAATGTGTAGGTGTTATTAACTATGAAGCTCTACGCACTGGTAAAACAGATAATATATTTGCATCATATATAAAACGTAGAGATACCCACCGCAAAGAATTTGTTTGGAAAATACCCAAAAACACACTCATTGTTTGGGATGAAGCACAAAAACTAAAAAATGCAAAGACCAAGAATAGTGAAATGTGTATGGCAGCTCTCAAACAAGGTTACAAAATGTTGTTTTGTAGTGCTACTATGGCTACTAATCCACTTGAACTACGTACAGTAGGACAGTGTATTCAATTGTTCAAGAATAATAAACAGTATTATGAATGGGCATATGCTCACGGTGTTGTAAAAGGTAGATTTGGAATGGAGTTTCGTGGTAATGTAGATGCTTTAAAAAAACTAAGCCATGACATATTTGTTAACAGAGGAGTTCGTCTTAATCGTGATTCCATTCCCAACTTCCCAGAAAGTCAAATTATCGCTGAATGTTATGAAATGGACAAAGAAGACCAAGACAAAATTAATTCAGCTTATGAAGAAATGCAACTTGAGTTATTGAAGATTGAAAAACTACTCAAGAAAGATAAAAAGTCAACAGAACTAACAACGATATTAAGAATGCGTCAGTCTGTAGAAATGATTAAGGTACCATTGTTTGTTGAAATGGTAGAAGAAGCTCTAGAAAATAATATGAGCGTTGTTGTGTTCTGTAATTTCACTGAGACAATAGAAGCGCTCAGTCAACGATTGAACACTAAATGTATTGTTAACGGTGAAGCAAAATATGCAAAAGCTCGTCAACAAAACATAGACGATTTTCAGGCAGATAAAAAACGGGTTATATTGATAAATCTCGCTGCGGGGGGTGCTGGTTTGAGTTTACATGATGTTACTGGTAAGTATCCTCGTTTAGCGTTGATCAGTCCGTCTTACTCAGCTGTCAATATGAGACAGGCAACTGGTAGAGTATGGCGTGACAGTGCAAAAAGTAAAAGTATACAGAAGATTGTGTTTGTGTCAGGCACAGTCGAAGAAAAAGTATGTAACAGTGTAAATCAAAAGTTAGCCAACCTAGATTTACTTAACGATGGAGATATGAATTATGTCTAAAAACAACAATAAATACACAGTAAAATCAGCTAACTGGTCTATGACTGTTAGTGTAAATGAAGAAATCTTTGACGATCCACACATTGAAGCATGTACTAGATGTATTGAAAATAAGATTGATAAATTGGAACCAGAAGAAGATTTTCTTGTCAATCCCATCATGTTTGTTAAAAGTTTAAAAAGAAAAAATAGCAAAGAAAAAATTGTTAATACATACAGAGTACTTTTAAATGCTGGATTTCCTAGTAGAGCTGAAATGTTACGTAAAGTATTTTATGCTTCTACAGACGTAGATCTAGCAACAGAACCACTATCTTCATCTAAACACTAATGAACAATATATTTGATCAGCAACAAATCGTAAAAAAGTTAGAAGAACTGGATGCTTTAAAAGCTAAAGTTGAACGTTTATTGTCTTTGAGTGAGATTGGACAAGATGTTAGAAAAGAGCTTGAGGAATTTAAAGAGTTACGTTCTAAAGGTGTGTCTATTCCTCACTTAGAAAAACAATTCGCTGAACAAATATATCCGAGGAGGCCTAATCTAGGGAAATTTAGCAAACCAATTACACAATCTGAAATACAAGAGGTTATAGACAGAGCACCATCAGCAAAAATGGCAGCTAAACTATTGGGAGTGTGTTATTTAACATTTAAAACACACGCTAGAAAGTACGGTATACATGTAACAAAAGGATGGCCGATTGTTAAAGGTACAAAATCACCCAGAAGTTTAAGTAATCCAAACGTAGGAAAATATCCAATTAATGATATTTTAGACGGAAAACATCCAGATTTTCCTATTCACAGATTAAAAGACAAATTAATAAGATCAGGTATCAAAAAATCAGAATGTGAACAGTGTGGATTTCACGAACGTAGAATTACAGACGGTAAATTGCCATTTTTACTAAACTTTGAAGACGGTAACAACAAAAATCATAAATTAGAAAATATGAGGTTACTTTGTTATAATTGTACATTTACTAGCGGTAAAGGATATATAAGCAAGGGACCAAAAATATTTGATCCTGACATTTTACAAGATAGTAAAAAAATATTAAAACAACGATTTTAAATTACAATGAACAACTACCAACATCTTTTATCAAAACATGGTATATTAGTTTCATTTAATATTGCTAAAAAAATAAAACAATCTCAAATATCAGCTATTCGTAAACGATTAGAAAAGAAAAACATAGATTCCAAAAAAATCGAAAAGGAAATTGACAAAGAAATAAAATCTCGTACCCAGAAATATCTTAATCAAACAAATATACCAGGTTTGGTGACATCGGATTCACATGGTGGAAAAATAGTAATTGATCCTAAGATTCAACGAAAAATATTAATTCTGGCTAATAAAGTAGTTGGTGTTTGTAAACTAAATAAATTTTCAAAAGAACATGTTATATTTTTTATACAAGCAGTATTTCATCTATTAAAAATAACAAATGATGATGTGACTAGGTTCAAAGAAAAATATAATATTTCCAATGACCCTTCAGACGACTATTTAGATGAAGAAGATGATGATGGTGAGGATTCGGAATTTGAATGAAACTTATGGATATATTAAATATTAATGACGTTGTACCTTTAATTGAAGGTAAAACTGTGGTGTTCGTTACAGGCGTTACGGGCCAAGACGGAAGTCACATGGCCGATTATTTGTTAACCAATACAGACTATTTTATCGTTGGGGGGGCTAGAAGACTAAGTATCAAAAATCACGAAAACATTAGACACTTAGAAAACAACCTCAGATTTAAATTAGTTAACTTTGATTTGAGTGATGCACATAGTATTAGCAAAATCGTGGAAAAACTAAAACCCGCGTACTTTATTAATTTGGCAGCACAGACATTCGTTGGTTCTAGTTGGGACTTTCCATCACAAACATGGGAATGTAATACTACAAGTGTAATTCATATTCTTGAAGCAATTCGTCAACATAAGCCATCTTGTAGATTTTATAATGCGGGTAGCAGTGAAGAATACGGTAATGTTGCATACATTCCACAAGATGAAAATCATCCCGCAAGACCTCGTAGTCCATATGGTGCTAGTAAATCTGCAGCTAGACAATTAGTTAAAGTATACAGAGAAAGTTATAACTTGTATGCTGTACAGGGGTTGTTATTCAATCATGAAGGAACTAGAAGAGGTGAAGAATTTGTCACTCGAAAAATTACCAAGGGAGTAGCTAGAATCAAAAAAGCAATTCTTGAGAGAAAATCATTTGAACCAATTGAACTGGGTAATGTAAAAGCCAAAAGAGATTGGAGTGATGCAGAAGACTTTGTTGATGGTATCTGGAAAATGTTAAACCAAGAATCTCCAAATGAATATGTGTTATCCAGCAATGAAACACATACCATTGCAGAATTTGTATGGTACGCATTTAAAGGGGCTGAGATCGAAGGTGCATGGCATGGACAAGCTGAATCTGCTGAATTTAGTATTAGTACAAAAGATGCAAACAAATATGATCCAGTAGTTTCTGTCTTGGTTAAAATCAATCCTAAGTTTTATAGACCTGCTGAAGTAGACTTATTACTAGGTGATAGCACCAAAGCCAGAAAAGAATTAGGATGGAAACCAGAAACTTCATTTGAACAACTGGTTGATAAGATGGTTAAAAATGACTTAAAACAAATTGGACTATAATTATAATATATGAGTGATCACCAATTGTATAATGAAAAGATAATGGATAGATTTATTAATCCCCAAAATGTTGGAGATATTGAAAATCCAGATGCAATTGCGGAGGTAGGAGCGGCTGCGTGTGGCGACGTTCTTCGTATAACACTAAAAATAGATCCGGATACACACAAAGTATTAGATGCAAAAGCAAAAATATTTGGATGTGGTACAGCTATTTCTGCTGCTGATATGGCTATGAGCTTAATTAAAGGAAGAACAGTTGAAGAGTTAAAAAATTTTTCAAATGATGAAGTATTAGATGCATTGGGGGGTGCTGAAAACTGGAAAGCCAATATGCCACACAAAATCCATTGTAGCGTTTTAGCCGAATGCGCGATTGAAGAAGCATTAAAAGATTACAAAAAAAGAAAAGGAATATAAATTATGTTTAACAATAAAATACAAGGAGTGAATCAAACGCCAAATGTTAATTTTGGATTGAAAGACACGCAATCGGTACAATGTACTGAATGTCAAGGTGCTGTTTTTCAAAACGGCGTTATGTTTAGAAAAGTAAGTAAAATACTTGCAGGTACAGATAAAGACGCTTTGGTACCAATTAATATACCATATTGTGTTAACTGTCTTGAACCGCTAAACGAACTATTACCGCCCGAATTAAAACAAGCAAAATTTAAATTAGAACAATAAAATCGAACCCCTCGTAATTGAGGGTTTTTTATTTGATTGTTTTTTGATAATATTGTAATTTTGAAACTACATAATCCGTATCATAATAAGCACATTGTTGTCCGTGACCAATGTAATATTTGTTAAAATCATCCAAATTATCCGATGGTCCCAGTTCATAATCTAATAATAAATCTGTATCATCTAAGAATTCTTTTTCAGCTCCAAACTTTCCGCAGATAATTCTATTACCGATCTTCTTCGCTGTATACGTACATAGTCCAAATCCTTCTCCCCGATTCAATGTAAAATATACATCTCCAAGCTTGTGAATAGCATCAATTTCATCATTGTTTAAATTCTCAAAACAAAATACAATTTTAGGTAAGTCTTTAAATTGTCTGGTCAATTCAACTATTTTATATTTTAGAGCATCAGTTTCTTTTTTGTTAAAAAATTCTAAATACGTTTTAACAAACAAACATACATTGTCTCTATTTGTAAATTTCTTACAAAATGAACTAATAACTTGAGTTAAATTTTTTCTATAATTAAACTGTGATATATTATAATAAACTGTATTCTGTTCTGTTAAATTTTTAATTAACATCGAATTCATTGTAAATTCCGTACCGTTAAAAAGAACAAATTTATTATATAAATCAATCAAATTAACATTTGATTTTTGAAATGGGAATATATCATGATACCACAAATTCAATGGTTTGTTTACTCCACTTTGTTTAAATGTTTCTATATTAAACTTAGACGGAACTATAACCTGATCTATGCTATCATTAATATAGTCTATCCACGTAGGATGTAGTCTTGTAGTCTCCCAAGTTGTTAATCCATACACTTTTTTATCTCTGGGAGTTTGATCAAAAATAGGCTTCCAAGACTCGGGTGTATGATGAATGATAACAGACTCATAATCAATTTTATTATTTAAACAATTAAATACTAATTGTTCTTCTTCGGTTACTGGTTTGTAGAAACCCGATGTTGTAAACTTATCGTGCCACTGTACATTATAACCAGATTGTAATAATTGATAAATATAGTTTCTAGCAGCATAACTGTATCCTGTATAACTATTTTGTGATATATATAAAATGTTTTTGCCCGATATGAAATTTAAATTTTTAAAATCATAACTATATAAACATTTGTAATCTTTTAAAGAAACAATCTTAAATCTAATTCCATTTTCAAAAAACGATAGATTTTTATTAATAGATGAGTAGTATTCGACATTTTGAGTTAAAGATATATTATCTATATGTCTTATATTTTTAGAAATCGGATCCTCCCAAATAAACAAAGCTGGTTCGTCTTTGACACAAGATTCTATTTTAAATCTAATTACTAGTGGATTAGTTTTCCTTTCAATCAATATAACAGACATACAAATAAATACAAAACAATCAATCTAATAACATTTTTTTATTACTAACTTTTTCGTCAACAATACCCATTTTTCCTTTAAGCATTCGTAACGCTGATTTGGGATTCATCTTGCCAAAGTTAAATCCCATTACACCGTATTGTTGACAAAACTCTTCCAACTCTTGAATATCTTTTGGATCATATTGAGTTATCTCCGTATTAATATAACCACTCTCATTAGGCATATTTGATTGATTACGTCTCAACATAGCTTGATATGGATCAAAACCATTAATAGATGGCGTAGGCGCACTCTGTTGACGCATTACCATCATAGCTTGTAAGTTGCCCATAGGCACAGTTGGCCATTCATCCATAACTTAAAAATAAGTTGTAAAACCAAAATACTCAGCTAAAAATCTTTTTAGGAACTCTGAGTTTCTACCTTTTAATTCTTTACCACCTGCATATCTCTTATATTGAGACTTCATGCCTTCTAAGTCATTTTTTAATGCAAATTCGGTAAACTTAGGAAATTTCTTCAATGTGCCCATATTGAATACAAAGTCAATAAACATTTCTTCTTGTTGAGGAGTTAATTTAACACCACCAACCTCTTTATAAACTTGTTGTTTTGCTTTTGCCAAATCTGTCTTTAATAGAGATTCAGCTTGAGCATCTGTTATACCCGTACTAAAGTCTTCTCCTTTTTGTATTTTATGACCGTATCCAATGGTATCACTTCCACCTTCAAAACTTTTATGTGGAAACCAAAGCTTCTTTTCAACATTATATCCAACTTTGCCTTGATTCTCCACTTTCTTAATGTAGTCCATAAAAGACCCAATTGATTTTTGTGCACTTTGTGTTATAGCAACTTGATCAGTTGGTTTTATTTTTGACGCATCGACTTTACCCGACATTGCACCCAATCCAATAGCTCCAGCAGCAACCCAGTCTTTCCAACCTTCTTCAATATCGTTTGCAACCTTTACTTCGTCAAACTTTCTACCTTCTGGACCAAAGTGATCTAAATGATGATACACATCATCCAAATATTCACCAGCCAAGTTCAACTTAGCTTTTACCCAATCTTCTAATTGAGTATTTGGTTGCAACATTTGCTCTAATTCTTTAGCATCACTGTTAAGTTGCTTCAAAGCACCCATAGCCATACGGCTATCAAATTCTTTCAACATATGACGCACAACAGCTTCATATATTTCTCTTACTGGTTTACTTTGTGTATGTTTACCAGCTTGTCTTAGTCTTCTGGCTTTACAATGTGCCTTCTGACTAAAACCTTTGGGATTGCTGCAATTAATACTCTTCTTATAAGTATTCGTCCACTTTTCATCTATTTGATCATCGGTAGTACCAGCTTCCTTTTCATCGTGGTAAAACTTCAAATAATCACGCACTGTAGCTACATAGTCACACGCATGATTTAACTTAGCTTTAACCCAATCTTCCAAGTTATCATTTACAGTAAACATTGATTGTAGTTTTTCACTATAATCAATAATCTTCGTAATATCACTTTGTGCCATTTCTGCATTTTCACTTAAAGATCGATCTTCCCAGTTATTAAGATTCATTTTACCTGTTTGGTGTAACTTAACCAGATCGCTGTGATTGAAAGAATGTTTCAACAAATTTTTCAATTTGGTTGTCAATTCTGGAAATCTATCACCTAACCCAACAATGATAGAAGATACAGAACTTTGTGTCACAATGTCACTAACAGGCACTTTGCCTTTTCCAATTGCTTTTATTTTTTCAAGCTTTGAAATCATTTTTAAAGCATAATCTTTATACTTTTGATATGCTTTATAATTTGCTAGTGATGAATTGTCGATTTCTTTCATAAATCTTAATTTGAATATTATTCTAGATTTTCTTTTAACTTACGAAGCGTCATAGCCAATCGTGCTCTTTGACCAAGTTTACCACTCTTCTTAGCTGCAGCAGCTAATTTACCCGATGCTATTTTTTTACCGGCGGCTACACCCAGTTGTTTTTTCAAAGCGCCTGGTTTAGTAATAGCTTTTTGTATCCATTTCTTTTTAGCTTCATCCATTGAATCCGATTCATCGGATGTAACGTCATCAACAGATTCACCACTTTCTTCACCAGCTTTAATTGGCAATTGATCGCTGCTCATGTTAGCAGCGGTAACTTCTGTATCGTCTTCATCTGGTACCACAGCATTTGCGTCTTCTGGTCCAGCAGGAGTTTGTTCAGCATCTTCGCCTGGTGGAGTTAGTTGTGTCATTAATAAAGCGTGAAGTTTTTGAGCAAGTTCACGATCCAATGTGATAGTCACAGATTCTTTTTCCGCATCCACATTAACATCATCTTGTTCCATTTCACGAATCATTCGTTTAATAGCTTCTTTTAGTTGTTGTTTATTCATAGTTTTTTTACTTTCTGCATATCCGACAAAATCATATCCACTACCATTTGTACCAGATCCAATCATTGTTCCGTCAGATGGATACGGACTTTCCATAGCTTGAGCTGGATAAGCTTCACTCATTCGCCATCCACCGCCTTTACTCTTGTACCATTTAGTGGCCCAACCATTAGCATAAGCGGAATTGCCGGTAATCGTAATTAAACCGTTTTGATACATTACCCAGGTATTATTTTCGGTTGTTGGACACCAAACATCTTCATTTTCTGTTTTTTCAAATTTTACATTCTGAACAGAATGACACTTTTTATTTCTTATAAAACTAGCAGATGTAATATATCCTCGGTCGTGTACCGATACATAATAGCCACTTAAATACGCTGCTAATAAACCAGCATCCAAATGATCTGAATTTTTCTGAACAAATCCAAATGTGTGTCGGCCTTCTATCTTTGAAGACGATCCTCTATCCCAACCATCATATATTATAGAAGCCGCTAAAAACGATTTTCTTTGTTCAGAACTCATATTAATAACGTTTTCAGTCCAATTATCGGTTTTTGAAAAATTTTCTAATACTATATTCTCATTACTTTTTAACTCCGCACATATTACTATTCTAGATCTTTTAGGTAAATCTTTTGTTTCAATTAACTCAACTGTAGAATAATCGGGCCCTCTTTGTACAACCCATTTGTGATTGGGTGTACATTTTATTGAAAATCCGGTAGGTTTATACATTCTTATTAATTCAGCATTTTCAAAAAAATTAAGATTCAATATTGGTTTCCACTCCAACTCATCTTTATTAATATTATAAGTTAATATCAATTCACCAATAGTTAACTCTTCGTATGTTTTCCATCCATTTTTTGTGAGAGCTTTACTATCAAGTGGTACACACGGATAAACATCAAATTTAGATCTTGCTGCAGATTTGGCTCTAGCCCATAAAGAGGGATTTGTTGGTTTTGGTTTTCTTTTAGCTTTACCAGATTTTCTTCTTTTCTTTTCGTCTAATATAGCTTCTTCTAAGCTACTAAAAGTTTGATTTTCCAATTCAATATCAATCGTTTTGTTAATAATTGGTTCACTATTTCTACCATCTACTTGTCCATTTGGTGTACCGCCAATAGTTCCACCCATATTATTTTTTTGTAAACCTTTATTACCAACTCTAGATTCATCGTTAATACTTTGATTTGTATCGCCTAATCCAGAACCAGTTGATGGTTTAAATTCACTAGTTAATCCAGCAGCAACCAATTTACTGTAATATTTAGGATCTACTGTAAGATGATCCATAGCGATAGACTGTGCAACTCCAGTATCGTTTGTATGTTCCATCTCAATTTGTATACCTGTACTTAGTTGAATAGGATCAATCTGATCTGTCGGTGTATGATCGCCTACTCCTCCTGGCAGTTTATCTAAATTATTAATCATTTTTTATTCCTTGTTGAAATTTTGAAAAGCTTTTACCGTTTCCCACACTTGGATCAATCATCCATCTACGACCTCGCATTGCATCACTTCCCAAAGTGGGATCGTGAAATTTACCATCGCCGATATAATGCCATCCTTTATGAAGTGGATCTGGTTTATGATATTTGGGAGGACCGTCTTTAGCAAAATTTCTCATATTTAATAAATATTAACTCCAATTTCTACGTTGTTTCTTCTTTTCATGTAAATCTCTCATTATTTCCCCAATTGCCTTTTCTTGTGGAGTACGATAATCTTGTGGAGTTGTGATTTCATCGTCGTCGTTAATATCTAACATATGTAACTTACTGTAATATTGACGATCTTTTTTAAGATTGTTAACAACGTTTTGTTTAGCCACTTGTTTATCCTTTAATACTAACTTCTTCATTTCGTAATCAATTCCAACAAGTACTTCGTCCGGAGTAACTTTGTATTTGATTTTTTCAACATCTCCCACATAATCTCTTGGATTTTGGCCAGTATAAGGTCCAAATGGAGATATTTTTGACATTGAATCCTTAGCACCCACAACAAGATTGCTTTTATCGGTTAATGTGTCAAAATTGTCAGGGTTCTGTGATACATCAGGACTTGCAAAAGTTGATACATCAGAAGCACCAGAAACAGCTCCTCCTTGTGTAAATGGTAGACCTTGCATCATTCTGTCGCCGGTATCTCCCAATTCTTGTAGTTTAGACATATACTTATAAATATTGTTTATTTGAAGATATATTCAAAATCTTTAATCATGGAACATGTGGATCGTTCGTTTAAAACATATTTATATGAATTTTCTATTTTTTCTATATCGGGACTAAAATTCTGCATTAAAAATTTTAATTTTTCTAAATCCGAATATACGTTTCCATATTCCATCATGTCAGTTGCGCCTGCAATGTTTCTTGATATCCACGGAACTCTATTGATCATGGCATCTAACAATACCAACCCAAACCCTTCATCAATACTATTCATTATATATAAATCAGCATTAGCCAAAATATTTAAATAATCTGATCTGTTATCTATGGAGTATATCATAATATTATCATTACTAATATTTGGTTTGTCTCCTATATAACCAGTTAGTATCAATTTTGTATTGGGTATATTTGAATCTAGAAATGTTTGTATCAACTCATCGAATCTCTTATGATGACCAAATCCGCCTGAACTACAAAAATATCTAAATTTATTATTTGATTTGGCGCCGACGGAGTTTTGTATATCAGATGCATATCTTATATATTTTGCTTTGTTTAAACAATCATATTTGATTATGTGTTTATAATCATATGATGTGCCCCAACCAACTGCAGTCGCATATTTAAACCCATTAATTGCACTTTCACTGTCCGACGGTTTTATTATCCAATACAAAATCTTAGATTTAATCTTAGTAATATTATTTAACGCATAATCTTGAATAGGCATATCGTTACCGTGAATAATAATCCAATCATATTCATTTGAGAACAATAAATTTCTATCATTTACAACCCGCACTTTTCCATAATTTCCATTTGAAACGTCTGTTAACACCGATACATCAAATCCTATATTTGCCAAACCCTCGCTTATTAATTTAACATTATATTCTGATCCTCCGTTGTAAGGATATGTTCGATGAACAATAAACAAAATCTTCATATATATATGTATGAATGATATTTTTATAGATGACATTGAAAATCGGATTTTATTAAAATGTTTGGTTATGGTTATTACGAAGATTGGAAAGGATACGAATACAATGCAGAACAAGAAATTGTTAAAAACTGCCTTTTACCATTTTATAACAAGGATCACGACGTATTAGAAATTGGTTGTGGTGGTGGCATGTGGACTACTAACTATCTCTCCCCGAATTATAAATTAATTCACTGTATAGATGTTATATCACCAACATTTAAATTAAATGACAATATTAAATATATAGAGGTAGATTCAAAAAATTATTATTGCACGAACATCGAGGATAACTCGATAGATTTTGTATGGAGTTTTGGAACGTTTTGTCATTTTAGTAAACATGCGTGTGAAGAATATATGAAAAATATTTACAAAAAAATGAAATCAGGAAGTAATGGAGTTATTATGTTTGCTAATTGGAATCGTAATTTTAAATTAAAACATATAAACACAAAAGATAAATGTGGAAATTGGTATTATAACAATGAACAACACACAATCAATATGATGAATAGTTTGAATTTTAAAAATTTAAAAGATATATTACCAAATTTTAGAGATTCTTTAATTTATTTTGAGAAATAATAACTACTAACCAATCATCAATTTGTTCTTCTTCTTCAGTAGTCAATTGACAATTAATTGTTGAATTTGGTAGATGCTCATTCACACAAACTTCCTCTCCATATTTATTACCAATATAAAATTCCGAGTCTTTAATAAAAAAATTCCAATTATGTAATCCTTGATAATTTTCAATCATACCTTCATTTATTTTGTGTTCTAAAATAACATATTTATTAGAAACATTCACCATTTCCTGAATGCATTTAATTGGGTTGAATGTGTGGTCAATGCTGTTTCTAGCATAAACAATGTCGAATGAATTATTTTTAAAAGTCAATGATAACTCCGATGCATCTATAGGTAACGGAATTGTTGGCGGATAAACATTATATTGATTATACAATTCATAATAATTTTTTGCTAAATAATCTACTGCTGTTAATTTTATATTTTTTGTAGATTTTCTTCCTAAAAATGGAACCGGACCGGATCCTACATCTAAAATTGTTATTTCTATTTTATCTATTAAATCTACCAATGATTGAACATTTTTATGTAATGGCAATTCTATATCCAAACGTTTTTTAACATATTGATGTAAATATGAATTTGTATCTGTTGTGTATTTATAAAAAACATGATTCCAATGAGATAGTTCCACATCTACTAAGTTTTTCCAATCTTGAATATTCATAGACATATATATTTTTTATGAATGTTATTGTTTCGTTTAATACAAAAAATAACCCATATAATATTTCTCAGAATGTTGAAGAAAGTATTGAGCAAGCGTGCAAGAATTGGAATTGTAAATATATACGCATAGAAACATCACTTCAACCAGATGGATTTCATGATATGTTTACAAAATTTTATTTGCCACATCAGGTAATAAATTTTGATCGGTGTCTGTATTTAGATACAGATATTGTCATAAAACATGACTCGCCAAATCCATTTGAAAAATTCGTAGATATTAATAATGTATATGTTGTTAAAGACATGCAGCAATCTTTTTTATCAGATGAAGTGAAGAATGATTTTAAAAAAGTACAATTATGCAGTCCTTGGTACGATCAATGTAAAAATGCATTAAAAATTGATCTGGATCACAACGAATATTGTAATGGATTTTTTAATGCGGGTGTGTTTATGTTTACTCCGAAAACTCATATATACATATTTGACAAAATAATAAATTCACTGTCTCTAATTTCAAACGAATATAAGCAAATTCATCAAGTGGAACAAGCACTTCTTAATTATGCAATGATGGGATATTTGAAAAACAAACTAGTTTACATACCAAAAGAGTGGAATTATATAGATCCACCATTAGATTCTTCTGTTATGGAAGGGTACATTTATCATTTTACAGGATGGAAATATCAAGAATACAAGGAAAAAATCAAAACATTTGATTTATGGCAAAAATAGCATTATTAACAATTGCAACAAGCAAATATACTTCATTTTTAGAACCACTACATAAAAGTATATTTTTAAAGTTTTTACCAAATCATGATAAAACATTATTTGTATTTACAGACGTAGATATAAATTATACAAATACAAATGTAATTAAAATCAATCATTTGCCGTGGCCGATTACCACTTTAATGAGATTTTTTTATTTTACTAATATATCAAACATATTAAAAACATTCGATTATGTTTATTATATTGATTGTGATATGTTGGTTCATTCATTCATAGATGAAGAAATACTACCATCAAATAATGAAATGATTGCTACAAAACATTTCTACTTGGAAAATTCTACCGGTACATATGAAACAAACACACAATCAACCGCATATGTAGAAGTAACGGATGAACTATATGGAAAATATTGCCAAGCTTGTTTTTTTGGATCATCTTCACATATTTTTATAAAAATGTCGGAAGAATTAAATGAAAACATCAATACTGATCTAAAAAATAACTATATCGCTTTGTGGCACGATGAATCACATTTTAATAAATATATATTAAATAATCCGTCTAGATTATTACATTCAGGATACACACATCCTCCATGCATCTATGAAAAAGATAATAAAAATCCGGTAAAATTATTGCATTTAAATGCACATGCTTCTGGAATTAAAGATATTAATATTATTTCATAGGATGATAAAAATATTCACCTGTTAAACACGGATCTATTTGATGCCATGTAATAAATTTATCTATATCAACTCTTCCTTTTTTAAGATTTGTAAATTTTTGAGCTAATGTTCCACCTCTGAGTTCAGACAACATATTATTATATAAATGTTTATTTGTAAATAATTCATTTACACATTGTTCTAATATATGTTTTTTAAAATAAATGCATGTTGATTGACCATATGCATATAATGTTTTGAAATGATGATGATTTTTATTTGTTAATCTATATCGTTCCACCCATTCCCAATTCTCATTTGCCGGATTAGAGATATTGTTACCAAAAAAATCTAAAGTTGTGTCAAAAAATTTATCAATGGGAATATTACATATTGTATCATATTCATATAAAAAATATGCATCATAATTTGGGCATTGTAAAAAGCCATCGTAAATAAATAAATCCGGGTCAAACCAATCTACATGATGATTTGGATGTGTCTCTCTTAATTCAAAATTTGTAGGGTATTTGTCCTTATTAACAATCAGAGAATTTGGTAATAAACTGTATCCTTGAAATCCAATTGGATGTACATCCCATGTAGGATTTAAATTTATTAAATTATTAAACCGTTCAATAATTTTGTCATTAACGTAATGATGGCTGAATAATATGACACGTGACATATACGTATAGGTATGAAATGTGATATATTGACTTTTAATAATTATGTTGGAATTTTAACAGACTCAATATTATTGAGGAATATAATTAAAAAAATAACAACGAATGTTAATATTACTTTTCTAGATACAATCGATTTTAATTATAAATCTGATATTGCTATTTGGATTCAAAATTACCAGTCAAATATGTTAGATAATTTTAAATTTAACATTTTTTTTATTAATGAAGAATGGTTTGATCGTTCATTTGAGGATCTAAAAAAATTTAACTTCGTTGTGTGCAAATCAATGTATGCATACAATTTACTAAAATCACATTGCAATTGCGTTTGTTTACCATTTGTTTCACATGACTATTATCGTTCGGATATACAAAAAACTAATAAATTTTTGAACTTCATGGGACGATCAATACAAAAAAATACTGAATTAGTATTAGAACAAGAATTGCCAATAACACTCATAGATCCATAGTATAGATATAGTCCTAAAAATAATATTTCTCATGTAAACACATACCAATCAACAAATCAAATAATAACATTGTTAAATTCTCATTCGACACACATTTGTATTAGTTTATATGAAAGTTGGGGACATTATTTATTCGAAGGACTGTCCACTGGATCGGAAATTATATGTAGTGATATTCCGGTATTCAAAGAACAATTGGACACTTCGTTAGTTCACATGTTGCCTACATCAAAAAATATTAACTTGCAATATTTGTTTGATAATGATAATGTATCAAACTTATATCCATTTAGACAAAGTTTTTATGTAGATCCAACGGAATTTAAAAATAAATTAAAAACGTTCGATCCTATTGGTAAAAATAAACAACGTCGTGAAATGTATCTTGATATCATGTCTAGAAATCAAACAAATCTATTAAATTTTTTCAATCAATTATTCTAAATTTGACATTTTCAATATATTTTTGTTTATTAATTACAATTTTTAGACACACGTAATCATTAATGCCAGAATATATATTAATATTATCATGGTCGGTTGTAACTGTCATAGGAAATATAACATCAACTATTGTGGGAGTTATGTCTAATCTTCTTTTCCAATCGAAATAATTTCTAAATATTTGATTTTCATAACCTTCTACACTGCCAAAAAGTGGATCGCTGCAATATTCAATTGGAGTTAAATCGTCATTTAATTTTAAAATCCCAACGTAATATTTTAAATTAATTCCATTGTGAGTTACATAACTATGAAACAGTAAATACTTAATACCATCTACTTCAAAGACATTTGTACTCAAACCAGGATTACCATATTTTTCAATCCAAGGTTGTAAATTAATTTGTTTTTTGTATATAATATTTTCATTACTATCCATAATCGTATATGGATTTACATGATAAATTATCTTGTCATTATAAAATTGCCAGTGTTTTTCAAAATGAGCATTTTGAGTTTTAAAATGTGTAAACTCTTTTGTAGTTAAATTATACTTTTTAAACTCAACATTTATTATTTTTTCAACATCATGCTTATCTCGTTTACAACAACACACGCTAATTTCAGATTCATTTATAAATCTAGCATCTTCGTAACTCCATAGATACATGTCATCTGTGTGGTGTTGTAATAAAACAATATCGTGTTCATCTACAATATCACTGACCAATAGTTTATCTTCAAACTTACTTTCTCGACGAAAGATAGTTCTGCCATTAAAATGAGACGGATTGAAGTAATTATATTCTCTGTCGAATTTTTTTAAAATTTCTATATCTAGATCTTTTAAATCAAATATCATTATAATTTAATGCTAGCAATTTTATTAAAGTTATCAATGATATAATTTTCCATATGTATACTCAACGATCCGTCTTCAAAAATTCTATAATTTTCATTCCAAAAATTATATCCGGCATCAGCGATTTTTTTCGCCTCATGTGTATTATTATTATAATAATTTATTTTAGAATTTATATCTGACGCATCTAATTTAATGCCTATATAATGTTTGTTCCCTTCACACTCTAACAAATGTTCAGTATAATTATTTTCCGTAACAAAAGATAAACAATTAAATGATAAACTTTCAAAATATCTACGGGTAGGATCCGTACCATTTCCCTTTAAACACAATACAAATTTTGAGTTGTTTATTTCATTTATAAATGCATCATAATTAACCATTTCTTTTTTATATTTTATTGGAATTATATGATCATAAAACCATTTCAAAACGACGTGATTTTCACTTCCATGTACACGAATTAACTTTTCAATTTCCAATTTGTCAACCTCTGATATAATATTAGATCTGTGTTCATAACACGGAAATCCTCCGGTCAGTGTACCCGTAAAATAAACTCTGTCTTTTTTATTAGAAAATGGCACGAACGATTTGTTTTTTTCTAAAATTTTATTGTGTGAATTGCTATCTTCAATATATGACGGTACTAACATACATTTGTTAGCAATATAATTGTTATATTTTTTTCTATTTCTATATAATATATTATTTACCCATATATCAACTTTAGATAGATTTTCCAATCTATAGTCAAAAAATTCACATCCATCATCATAATTGATAATTCCAAACTTATTTTTGAATTTATTTATATAATAGTTAAAATCACTTTTTTCCGATATTTTTTCGTAATTTAATAAATCATGAATCCACAAATCATATATCTCTAAATTAACCTCATTTATATTTTTATAATTTGTGTTAAACCGAATGTCAGCTTTGCCATCAAACGTATCTGTTGTGGTTAAAATATCTATGACATGTCCTCTTTTTTTTAAAAAATTAATAAGAGTCGTAGCTCTTATAGGCATCCAACTACATTCAAAACTAAATAAAACGTTCATAATTGTATATTATTATATTTACAACATTCCCCTCCACAATATAATGTATCTGGTTCTACACTACAATTATATATACTTGCCCACCGATAATAATAACTATACCAATCCGTTGCATTTTTAAAAATATCGGATAAAAGTAAACTTTTAAGTTTCTCTTTAAACTCTAAATCATTACATCTCAATCGTTCAATCATGTCATTTTGTAAAACTACATCGTTTTCTTTTCTAAATTTTAACAATGATTGATAACATGAATTGTTTATAAATTCTTTTTGATTGTTTGTATTTACATTGATAAATGATAAAAACCACGTTGAATAGACTAATGACTGTTCCTTCGCTAGATTTGATTTATAATGATTTATTATATATTTTTTGTAATTGGTATGTTTATCATTTTCCGGTGTATATGAACCGTGACCTCCGAAATTTGAACTTGGTGATAAATTTTTTATTTTTTTAATTAAAACGTCCTTAGCATATATACCAGATGTCTTGTGAAATTCTAAAATAGTGGTTGGAAAAGACTTGCATATATGATTATACGATTCTAATGTACAATTCGCATTTTCTTTTTCGTGTTGTAACCACGGAAATCTACACTTCGTATATCCCAATTTTTCACATTCATCAATAATATTATCTAAGTTATCCAATAAAGATTGTGAAGGTCTTTCGTCGGCATCCAACCATAAAAACCAATCATTTTCATCTATATCTTTTAAGTAGTTGCCTTTGACTAGTTCTAAATCTCCGTAGAAAGGATCAATAGTATTGATTAGTAACTTCTCAGAATCGGATATTTCTTTGAGTTTTTTTTCAAAATATTTAGGACCGGTGTTCACTATTCTTATCGTATCAAAATGATTTATTGATACGATAACAGTACCTTTAACATAATCAAATCTATCGTCTGCGCCATAACAAAGTCTTAAGTGTTTTTTCATATATTAATTTCAAAAAGTTTATGTATGTATATGTCATCTACATCTAGACAAGCGACTCGGGTATATAAATTAGACTCCAATAAATTTTTTATTTTGTTACGTTTAATCTCGTCAAAATTGTGTTCTACTGATAAAGATATTATTTCTCTTGTCCAATTATTTTTTAGATTATGATTTGCAAAAAAAGACTCCAAAATTTCATATTCTCCACCTTCTATGTCTAATGAAAGATAATGAATCATATTTGGAGCATTTATTTCATCTAAAAAATCATCAATTGTTGTGGATTGTAATTTAATTTTTTTAGCATTAGATGCAAATTCAACAGGAACTTCATAAATTGACGAGAATAAAGTGGTATGATACCCAAAATTATCTATTTGATTAAATTCTACCAACCCCCCCTTTTCCGTTATAGGTTTATTATAAAATTTACAACTTCTGTTTTTAATAAGAGCATCATATGAAATAGAATTACATTCTACACACACTCCTGTCCAATTGTACTGTTTTTCTAATGCGTATGTATTTGATATATGAACACCATCTCCTGCTCCTATATCCACAAAAAACCCATCCGTCATTTTTTTAAAAACATTTTCTATTATAAATTTATCTTGTCCGAATTGTGAATAATATTGTTCCATAATTATATATATTGATTATCTAAGTATAAAAAATCCATTTCCATTTTCTATTTTATTATAATTTTCTTTTATACCTTTTATTTTATATTCAAAACTTACATCTTTGAATCCACATTTTTTAAATAAATCAATCCACCAATCTTTATCTTCTTTTATGATGTGTGTCTTATCTAATTCATATGAGGGAATATAATATTTTTTTCCGTCTCCGAGTGGAATTACGGCAAATAAACATTTACTATACTGTCTTAAACTGATAATGGTATCTTCTATATATTCATATGATATGTGTTCAAAAACATCTTTAGATATAGTGTAATCAAAAATTTTATTAAACTGAGAAATATTTTTTATGTCTTCAATTTTCAGTAAATAATTTTCAACTTCTTTATCACAGTTTGATATGGCGTAATCGCTTATATCAACTCCGTATGCATCTCTATATAACATTCTAAATGATTTTACCATATAACCTTTTGCACAACCAAAATCTAAAATCGAATCACTTTCTTTTATATTTAGTATTTCTATTATTCTAAACGCCATCGGTATTGTCAGATCAGGCATCCATTTATAATTTGTGTATAAACTTAAACCGGAGCTTATGCCATTTTCATAATAATCTTTATTAAAATAATTCATATAAATTCTTCATGTTTTATTGGTTTTGTAAATTCATCAAATCTATCAATTTTATTATTGATAAAATCATCTATTGTATTGATATTATTTGTAAAAACACAACCTTTACAATCTTCGCACGGAATAAATTTATGACTTATTTTTTTATCTATATATTCTAATATATCACTCGCACCACACAGTTGATATTTTTGTGCAAAATGAGTTACGGAACTATTTAGTACAACACTGTCGCATGGATAAACTGTTCCTGGTATTCCTGTTGCATGAAACGGTTCTTCACTTAGATACGGTCTAAAATATGATTGATGGCATACTTTTGATTTTGGAGCTTCGTGAAATTTATATTGATGAAAAAATCTAGGGTCTTTAAGTTTAGTAAATACTACATCCAGACCTCTGTGTACTCTGACCAACGTTTCTTGTTCTAATAAACAATTTGGTAAAACACGTATATATTTTGCATTCAATCTGTCGGCCAATTTTGATATTTTGTCAAAGTATTCTAGCACTTCCGTTGATTCTATTTTTTCATGTTCAACCGTAAATACGTGAGACATACCAAGTATACATTCATCTGATAAAAATTTTATGGGTATATTTATTTTTGATTCCCACTCGTCAAATAAATTAACACTTACACGTACCCATGAAAACATTCCCCAAACATCATCGTTTACCAATCGTGCATTTGTTCCATTAGTAATTAATGCGACGGACAAATTTTGTTCTTTTAACCATCTAATTAATTCATTAAAATGTTTATACATTGTCGGTTCACCTCCGCCAGTCAAAATTACTGCCTTTAATCCACGCGATTTCAATTTTATTACATAATCTTTGATTACGTCCAATTCTATTCTCGAAGAATTTTTTCTATATGTCACTGAACAATAAGGACATTTTAAATTACACGCGCCCTCAGGAGATATATGTGTAGATACGACGGTATGTGAATTGCCGTTTTTGTAATTTAACATTTTTTCTTGATGTCGCCAAAATTTAATTCCTGTAGAAGTAAATTGATGTTCTTCTTGAGATTTTTCTTGATTTACATATTTATCGTCAATTTTATCTAACGTGTCGTGAAAAACAAAATAAGAGGAATAATTGCTATTGGTTTCAATTTTATATTCAATTTCCTTTAAAATTCTATCATCTATAGGAATCAATTTACATTCGTTGTTTGAATTGAAAAACTGTACATGATCTATAACATTAATAATTTTATTTCTATTGTTTTTTCTTATTAAATTGTAATAACCATTTTCTTTTTTAGAAACGTGCAATTCACCGAGATTGTCTTTTAAATTTAAAACTTTATTCATATGTATTTCTTATAACTTTCGTTGGATGTGTCACATTTATTATAATTGTGTTTAATATTTAAATATTCTAAGTTTGAATTGAGATTGTTTTTACAAATTGCAAATAAAACATTTAATTTATATTTTTTAATTAACTCTTGTGGAAAATTATTGAAAAAATAATTATACATAGACAACCTTCTTGCAAACATATCAATGTATGAAAAATGTGAATTTAAATGATTGTCCAATGTTCTATGAAATGCATCTTGATTTAACAAATAGTATAAAAAAGAGCTACCTAAATTAAAATGAATAAATTTAGGATATCTATCTCCTAAATTGTCTATTCCATTATTGTTGTTGTCAAATCCTTCGTTATCATAAAAGAACAATTTATTTTTCAGTGAATATAATTGCAAAGAAAAAGGTATAAAATATTCTAAATGCATTTGTCCACAATCAACATTAACATATGGTAGCTTATTTGTAATTGCCATAGAATTAAAAATGCCATCTGTGTTTTTCACAACATTTAACTTGGAAAAAAAATTGTGACTTGAAAATCCAAGATAACTTTCGTTTAACTGTGAACTATTAATTTTAAAAGATATATTGTCGGATGCCTGTGTGGTTAAACCGACCACATCATTTTCTTTTAAAAGTTCGAACATACTGTTAATAAACGAATCATCAGAATAAAAAATGTCGTCGTGTGTTATAAAAAATAAATCCGTATTTAAATTTGAAATTAATTGTCTTATTTCTTTTCCCCGGCTATCAATTAAAAAATTATATTCAGGAACTTTTTTTGTAAAAAAATGTTCATTTTCTTTATCAATAATTGTTATTTTTATATCATCACACAGATCATAACATAATTTTTTTATATTTTCAAAGTGTGACGAGTATTCAAAATTTTCTTGAAACGATTCATTTAAATGTTCGCTGTCAAATGATATATATAATTTATCTACGGTATTATACCATCTATTTTTAAAGTTTTGTATTACATAATACAATTGAAATGGATTGTATGAAGTTGGTATTAATGCAGTTCTCATAAGTTTGAAATATACCAATCGTAAGCTTCTTTTAAACCATCATGTAATTCTACTTTCGGTTTCCATCCCAAATTAAATATTTTTGTTGAATCTAATAGTCGTTTAGGAGTTCCATTTGGTTTTGTAGTATCCCATACAATTGTGCCATTATATCCAACAATATTTTTGATAATTTCTACAACTTCTTTAATTGTATAATCTGCTCCATATCCAATATTAATAATATCGTCTGAACTGTAATTGTTCATCAGAAATAATGAAGCGTTAGCTACATCATCTGCATTTAAAAACTCTCTTCTGGCACTACCATCTCCCCAACACACAACCTCATCTAAATTATTTACTTTAGCTTCGTGAAATCTACGAATTAACGCTGGAAGAACATGTGAATTTGTTGGATGAAAGTTATCATTGACTCCATATAAATTACACGGCATTGTAGAAATATAATCTACACCGTACTGTTTTCTATATGCCTGACACATTTTGATACCAGCGATCTTGGCAATTGCATAAGCATCATTAGTTGGTTCAAGCATTCCAGTTAATAAAGAACTCTCTTTAACAGGTACATCTGCGTATTTTGGATATATACATACACTACCCATAAACAAAAGTTTATTAACACCGTTTTCATATGACGATTTAATTATATTCGTCTGAATTTGAATATTATCAACAATAAAATCCACGGGATAAGTATTGTTTGCATGAATTCCACCTACCTTTGCCGCAGCTAAAAATACATAATTTGGCTTCTCTTGTTTAAAGAATGCTGATACAGATGCTTGATCTGTTAAATCTAATTCGTTACGAGTTTTATATACTAAATTAGTATATCCTTCTTTTTGCAATAGTCGCAGAATTGCACTGCCAACTAATCCTTTATGTCCAGCAATATAGATTTTATGTGTATTATTCATAATTAAAATATTACGTCTTGATCAATCATTATTCTGGTAATTTTAACGCCCAAAACACGTTCATCACCACTTACAACGTATGGATCTGATAATTTAACTTCAAAAGTTTTTTTGCCAGTAGTTTTTATTTTAATCACATTAACACAGTCAGGATCTAATTCCACACGTGTATCCTCATAAAGCAATGTATTTTTAATCCCAGATTGTACTGTCAGTGTAATATAGTTTATATTAGAAACAACGCCATCAAACTTTGATGATGTCCAAATCCACTTTTTGTTAGAATCAAATTCAGGAGAATATATTCCATTTATAAGTTGAAACTCTCTATTAGTATCGTCTATCTGATTAAATCGAATTTTCATAACATTTTTTCATTAATTCGTAAGCATGATCTAAATCTGGATATGCCCACTCTTGGTCTACAGAATAATTAGCACTAAACGAGTCCATACCACTTACTTTATTTATTTTATATTTTACCAATCCAACATAATCTGTACCAAGAAAATCCACTTGACCACCGTACCCAGTGGTAACCACTTTTTTGCCATAATTAAAAGCGTCAAATATGGTAAGACCAAATCCCTCTCCTTTGTTTAAACTAACATAACAATCACCAAAACTGTGTAAAGCTAGTATTTCTTGATTGGTTAAATTTTCAAATATAAGAAATATGTCTGTACCAATTTTGTTTGTTAAAGATCTTAATTTAGATATACAATGTTCTTTATTTTTATCACCGTAATCTCTGTAATGTAATTTTAAAATTAACTGAGTATCTTTATGAATGTCATTAAACTTATCAAAAACTGTAACTAAATCCTCTATACCCTTTCTGAAATTTAATTCTCCTATACTATAAAACGTATATTTGTCGGATGGTACTAGGGATCGACAATAGTCATATATCTTTATATTAGACTTTTTTATTAATTTTTGTGGATGCCATATATGTGGTACAACTTTAATTTCCGTATTTACTCCTGAATCGATAAACGATTGTTTATTAAACAATGACGGTACCCATACTTGTGACACTAAATTGATATGTTTTACCCAATGATCAGGCAATTTACTCGTTTCCCACGCACAATATCCAATGATGTCGTCAATGTGTTTATGTTGTAACACTGTACTTTGCCATAAATCGGGTGTACTGTGAATAATTAATCGATCATATTTTGAATATGATTTATTAATCACACTTTCCGCCAAAGCATCTACATAATAACTTTTATCGTTTGTACTATTATCAAAACATAAAGGAGTCCATGTAATAGGAATATTTCTTAAAACGTAGTCTGCTAAATAACCTTTAGCGGCACTAGCATAACCACTAGTGCCGCTTTGACCAATATATTTTATTACACCGTCTAAAGAAAAATCTACAGGACGTACTTTTTTTGTTGAATCTGTAGTAACTTTGAAGTATTTAATCATTTAACAATTGTTTTTATTAACTTAGCAATACAAGCCATAAACGTAATTTCTTTATCTACAACCATATTACTTTGATACATATATTCCGCTACTTCAATAATCACAGATATTTCTTTACCCGGCGCAAATTCACCACACTTATCATATAATTCACTGTACAGTTCATCAAATGATTTTGTACCTGAATCAGCAATTAACTGTCGAATGTCGTTAAAAACCTTACCGTTGGTTTTGCTGTTGTTCAACAAGTTAATCAATTTGGTTTTAAGATCAAAATTAGCACTTTGATTCTTAACCAATTTAAGAGTTCCATTTGTAGAACTTTGTTGAATAAAATTAACAATCTTACGAATATCTGGATAAAAACTATCTACAACAGTTTTCAAATCTGTCAATTCATACTTAACAGTCTCAGTATCCAAGATATTCTTTGTATATAAAGCTACATCTTTCTTGGCAGGAGGTTCGATTTGAAATACCTGACAACGACTTATAAGTGGAGAAATGATTTTCTCAACGTAGTTACATGTAAGAATGAATCGAGTAGTCTTACTGTACGTCTCCATTAAATTACGAAGTGATGCCTGAGAAGCAGATGACATATAATCAGATTCATCCAAAATAACAACCTTCAAATCGTTAAACCCCATTGCAGCTGCAAATGGTCTAATCTTATCCCGAACGAAATCTACACCTGTATTATCAGACGCGTTAACATACATGACATCACACGGAATATTCTTAGTTAGAATCTTAGCGAGGGTCGTCTTGCCTGTACCCGCACTTCCGTAAAATAACAAGTGTGGAATATCTTTCTTAGTAAGAAAATCAATCAATACACTCCGTAGTTGATCGCTACAAATATAGTTTTCTACTGCATCCGGACGATATTTCTCACACCACAAAGATTGTGCTTTTTCGACGGATTTACTTTCAAATTCTATAAATTCATTCATTTTATGATAATTAATTAGTCAACGCTTTTGATTTCAATTAGATAATAATTACTATTGAATAGATCATTATTAAATTCTACATGTAGAATACCACTATCACTGATCTTTAGTACAGCATTTTCACAATCACTATTACTAGTCAAAATTTCCTTTAGATACTTTGCACTAAAATGAATAGTCTTACCAAGCGTATCTTTGCCTTCTACTGGTTTAAGATCAATATTAATACGATTGCTATTAACGTTGCTATAGCCAATAGTCAATTTAATCTTATCCTTCTTATCCTTGTTAAAAGTCATAGTATCTACATCACTCAAAGCACTTTTAGCTTTTACAAATGTAGTCACAAATTCCTTGGTAAGTGGGATTTCTAAATTAAACGGAGGCAACTTCTTAAGTTCTGGAACCTTCGGAATTACACTCAAATCAGCAGTGACATACTGAACGTCTGTGCCTTCACTGTTTAGTGATAATGATACAATCTTATCTTCTCGCTTATTAAAAGCGATATTTACGTCTTCAGATAGAACATTTAACAACTTCTTTAGTTTAGTAGTATCATTAATACCAAATTCTGAATCTGTTAGACCGACAGCATCTTTAATAACTACATAACTCAGAGCGTTTTTATCATCACTGATAGAACAGGTTTTAATCTGATTAGTTGTGTTATCAACAATCCACTTTACACTTTCAATGGTACCGTTGAGTGAGTATTTGTCTATAAACGTGTTTAATACTTGTTTCTTCATACTTTATTATTTTACTTTATACTGGTTAACTTGTCAATTATTGAATTCAAAAAATTCATTTAAATTTTCATTTGTTTCGATATCTGTACGTATACACTTAGTACCATCTTCTTTATACAAATCTAATGGGGATATGTAAAAATGATTGATGAGATAATCAGCATATGCTACACTTCTCATTTGATAATATACTTTTACATCATTTTCAATAGTTCTAAACTCTATATAATATACTTTTGGATCGCTTAATCTATATAACTGATTTTTTGGTATATACAACAATTTATCAATTATTTGATTTTTGGTAAACTCCACATATGGCCCGCGTTGTCCAATTACTACACGTTGGTACTGTTTAGCAATTGCTGAATACGACGGATGTCTTGTGAATAATGATATTTCACTACCCTCCAATGAAATTGTTAATTTTTGAGCGGTACCCTTCATCTAAAGATTTTAACACATTATATTGTAGTGTCAATTAAAAACTAAAGAATTCGTCTAACTTAACATCTGTTTCATTTGGCCAACTCCAATTTAACACATTATAGAAATCCAACAACTTACCTTTAAGTTCTTGTTCATACATAGCATTTCTATCTACGTATTGTTCAATAAACGCAATAACACGATCTGGATCAGTACCGTCAGCTTTCATAGCAATACCCTCAACACCATATTCATTTTGTTTTAAATATACCCACTTAATCTTTTGACCGTGGAATATCGGCGGAACATCCTTGTCCAAGTTCCAGTTTTTCAACAAATCGTTATAAGCCAATGCAGCTTTAGCTTGAGCCGGCGTACCATCCATAAACTGAAACGGATGTCTAGTCTTTGGATTATAATCAGTTTCACCACTCTGACTCTTAAACTTAACACTGGTATTCTTTGCAATCTCAATGACAGGATAAGTAGGCATCTTATCTTTAAATTCAAGAATACTTACGTCAATTTGTTCTTTTGGAAGTTTGCGCAACATATCATCCAAGAATTTTTGCATAAACTTACGAAACTGAATTGGAAAACTAGTACGAACTACGTCAATACCCTTTACTTCCATTTCATCACATTCAATACCGGCTTTGTTAACAATAAACTGTGCGTAACGTTTCTTAGCTAACCAGAAACTGGTTTTAGCAATAACTTCTTGTTTTGCATCAAATCGATGATTTTCAATATTGAAATATCGTTTTGCCATTACATCATAAAACTTATTGACAAATGATTGTACATCACCAGTTACTTTTAGAATAGCCTCAGTCATTGCCTTTTCATCATTTATATCAATATCAGGCATATTCTTTTTAATAATGGGTAATGCACTGGCAAAACAACTATCTGTGTCTGTATATATAACCCAGTCTCCTTCTTTTTCATCCAATGCACGTTTGAAACATTCATTGATAGCTTTACCTGTAGATTTGATAATATCCTGACCAGTTATGGTAACAGCGCTTGCATTATCCTTATCATAAAATCTAAAGATCGGTAACCCCGATACACCATAGATTGAATTAAGTAATACTTTTTGTACTTTTTGACGACCATCATAAAATTCATATTTTTCCCATTCTTTTAAATCTGCATGCTTTTTAGCAAGTTTACGAAGATCTTTACGTTCATCGAACCACTTTACTAGAATTTCTGGAATAACCCCAGTCTTATCTTTTTTACACATTACACCATTACTAGCCACACTCAAATTGCTTTGGGTAACCAATTGTTTAAATTCATCATTGGTATAAACTGTAGATCCAACGTGATACTTAGAGATTTTATCCTGAGCGAATAATCTAACATTAAATGCGTACAATCGTTTTTCAAGATATTGAGAAAATAAAGTCTTCTTTTGAGCACTATCACCTAGATTCTCATAATCCTCGCGAATTTCTTTGGTACGATCTTCAACATAAGAATCGTCATATTCAATCTTATTAATAACTGCTACTTTAGTTTCAGGTGATAAGTTAAGACTGATGATGATATTCGGATACATTGATGTAAGATCCAAGTCAAACACCCAATCATAACGACCGGGAGTAGGAGCTTTAACATAAGCACCTTCAAAACCCTGTTCATTGTCTTCCATTTGAGTTTCATATTCATCACGACCATCCAATGATTTATTTTTAGCAACCTGTCCTTTACGACGTAGATACATAAGAATAGCACCTTCAATGAAACGAGAACTCATTTCATACCATTCATATGGAACATGTCCTTTATGACAAATAGCCCTAGCCAATTCAATAAACTGTAACTTCTTTTCTAGTGCTACAATGATTTGTACGTCGTTCAAGTTATATTCAATATACTTGTTGATATCAGCTTTGTACAAATCATCCAAACTACCTTTATAGGTAATCTTTTCCATACCCACAATCTTTTTACCAATAGCTCCAAGAGCATAACTAGCTTCTTGTTTAATATTGAGCTTCTTGTAAAGAGTCATATAATCCAAATGAGTTACCCCAGCTACAATAACTTTTTTATTCCAGTCATTGATATAAGCAACTTGAATTGGACTCAAACGTTTTGCATTGTTTGGACCAACAATATTTTTCATACGACGAAACAGATATGGCATATCGAAGTTGTCACTATTCCATCCAGTACTAATAGTTGGTTGAATTTCTTCCCATTTAGTCAGAAAGTGCATCAATAGACTATCTTCATCTGTAAAGCTACGTACTTCTACATTTTCTTTAACAAAGTCATTTAACTTGTGTTCTTTGTCCAAGATGAAAGCTGTATATTTAGCTGTTAGACTATCATAGATAGCAATAGCTGTAATTTCTTTGTCAGCTTCTTCTACATTTGGAAATCCACCCTCCGTACTAACCTCAATGTCAAGATATACAACACGATGTCCTTCAGATGGTTCATCACTATCCTCGTAAGCATCAATCAAGCAACGTGTTTCTGCCGGTACATCACTCTCGAACAAGCTCGGATCTTTTGGATTGAATTTATAGACTTTTTCAAGTTCATCGCCATAAATACTGCGATACATTCCACCCTCACGTTTACGATAAGCATATGGCCGATATGGAATAGTTACATATCTAGAATTTCCGGTTTTACCGTCGTCCCACAGGTGAATAATATTATTTTTTTTATCTACGTATATATTTTGATACATTTTTTACATCATCTTCCCAGATTCTAATTAAATTATAACCGTGTTTCTTCGCAAGTCCAGTTTTTATTTTGTCGTTTTTATGATTTTTCAACTGAGTTTTATTTAATTCATTTAATTTTTTATTTTTACCGTGCCAATAAATTCCATCGACTTCAATTAAAGTATTAGTAGATGGTATATAAAAATCATATAACTTACCACATAATTCATAATTGTATTTATATTCTATATTAGAATCTTTTAAATATTTTTCAACTTCAATTTCAGGTTTTGTCATTTTGTTAAAACTAAAACCAAAATTATCTTTTAATGCGCACTTGTAACAACAATATACACTTTTATTCGAATAAACGGTTTTAAATTTAAAACTACATTTTTTACAAATTTTATCTATTTTTTTAGGATTACCGCCGAACTGTTTATATCTAAAAGATCCTTCTGTTTTTTGAATAACAGATAGTTTATTTTTATGTTCCGTTGTATGTTTTTTTCCGTAAAAAGGATTATTCGTTCCTTTATTTTTACAAGATCTACAAATAGAATTTAATTTGTTTGCATTCCAAAAAGATCTTTTGCTTTTATAAGACTGCTTTACATCACACGTCGGACAATTTTTTATCCACATTTTGCCAATATCGTTGCATTCTTTTTTGCAAAAGTTTTGATTTATGTCGAGCGTAATATTTTTTGTCCCGAATTCGTTTTTGTTCTCGCAATTCATTTTCAGTTCTATTAAGTTTTTTTCTTCCCATATAACTATATTAATATATATTGCAACGGAACATAAAACGACTGAATATTTTTTTTTATATCTTCAACTTATTGATAAGTCCAGTGAAAACTGCGTGATGTTCTTCTTTTACGTGTTGCGCACACTGTAATATTCTGTCCATCAACCGTTTATGTTTAATAGATGTAAATAAAACAGGTTCTAATTCAATACCACTTAACACAGGTGGATCAATTTTATTTATACAAAACCACAACATTGCTAATTCGTCTTCTGTAAGAGACTCTAGATGATCTAATTTCATTTTAGTTTAATTCCAAAAATGCTTTGTCCGTAATTTACAAATAGTGTGTTATCCAACTTAGATTTTAATGTGGTTAATTCCTTAGAATGTACGTCTTTTTCTTCATCTTCTACTTCTTTAACACTAAAACTATTACCCAATCTTGTAACACTAGCTTCTCTAGCGTTCATGATTATCTGTGGGGTAACCACCAAATAGTCGCCTGATTTTAATTCTTTCTTCTTCTTAGACTTATTATCCAAAGCTGTTACCATACCACTAACTACATACAAGTGGGTAAACTTTTCGTTAGATTTAACAAAGAATGTAGATTGAGTAAATGCCACACTGCATAACGTTGTGAGTAGTGTATTGACATTGGTACTTTCACTAACACAATACAGTTCACCATTTACTGTAAAGTTAAACATTGCATCTTTTACTTTAACTACCTCTGGCAATTTAAAATCATTAACATACTCAGTACTTGTTTGATTGAAGTACGTAGACGTGTTTTCTTTATGATACACTGCAATACGATATGGTAATATATATGACACACTAGAGTTAGTTGTGTTTATATTGAGACTATTAGTAATAGTATACGTTTTACCTATAGTAGTAGGCAATATGTTTAGTTTGTTGTTAATTACCTCGGTTAATTCTACATCATTGTTCTTATCATATAGAAATAGATCGTTTGCGTGTAGATTAAGTGCGGTCAATAGAATAGTTAGAAATTTTTTCATATACAATATATAGTTTTTATAGATTGACTTTTATTAATTATACATTAACATGATAGAATGTCAATTGAAGAAATAAAAAAGAAGAGGGTTAGCTTTAGTCAATACGCTACATATCTAAAGTGTCCAAATAAATGGCATTTAGATTATGTCAAGAATCTTCGGGTTAAAGATGACAATATCAATACCACATTTGGTACTTCTATCCATCATGCGTTTCAAACATATCTTACTTCACTCTATAACGAAGGTGTAGGCATTGCTGATGCATTAGATGTAAAGAAACTATTCTTGGATAAGTTTAATGAAGAAATTAAAAAAGTAAAAGATATAAAAGAAGAAGAGTTTACCGATTTTATTTTTGATGGTAATGATATTATCGATACATTCTGTAAAAGTGCTAATAGACTTAAACATTTTCCTACTAAAGATTATGAACTAGTTGGTATCGAAATTCCATTGGAAATTCCAATCAAGAATAATGTAGAATTTGTCGGATTTATTGATCTTGTTTTGAAAGAACGAGATAAAGAATACTATCGTATTATTGACTTTAAAACATCCAGTAGTGGTTGGAATAGTTACATGAAAGAAGATGTAAGTAAAATTGCACAGTTACATCTATACAAAAGCGTTTATAGCAAAAAGTTTAATGTACCATTGAATAATATCGAAGTAGAATTCTTTATTGTTAAACGTAAGTTATATGAAAATGTAAGTTTTCCACAAAGTAGAATTCAAATATTCAAGCCAAATGCTGGTCCCACGGCAATTAAAGAAAGCATTCATAGTTTTATCGAATTTTTAGATTTTGGGTTTAACTCAGATGGAACATATAATGAAATCAATCAATATATAAAAGTTCCTGGTAAAAGTAAAAAGAACTGTAAATATTGTACACACCATAAAAAATTGTGCGATGGAAAAGCTACCAAATTATAATTAATATGTACATATGTGTATATCTATATATGTACATATGTTATGGATCAATTTGTTACAACTGTAAAACTTAATCAAGAATTATATAATCAGTTTAAAGAACTGAATATACGAGGTAAAGTATCCTTTCAAGATTTTGTTAATAAATGTCTTGAACGGTATTTATCGGATTCACATTTTCAATCTGAGATAAGCGAAAGTATATCTCAAAAATTAAGTTTTGATGCTCCATTTTCATTATCAAAGGAATCCAAATGAAAAAGAAAAAGATATTATTATTAAGTGACGATCTAAGAATGCATAGTGGTGTAGCCACAATGAGTCGAGAATTGGTGTTAGGTACACTTCATCATTATGATTGGGTACAAATTGCCGGAGCTATAAAACATCCTGATCAAGGTAAGATCGTTGATATGAAGGATGCGTGTGATAAACTAAACGGCAGATCCGACAACTATCTCAAATTATATCCTGTCGATGGTTATGGCGATGAAGAAGTTCTATATCAAATAATGGCTCTAGAAAAACCAGATGCGATTATGCACTTCACAGATCCACGTTTTTGGGGTTGGTTATATAATATCGAACATCAAATTCGTAGTAAAATCCCACTAACATATTTAACAATATGGGATGATTTACCGTATCCTATGTGGAATAAACCCTTTTATCAAAGTTGTGATGCTTTATTTTCAATAAGTAAACAAACGCACAATATTAATAAATGGGTACTAGGACCGGAAAATTGTACCAGTATTGATGGAGATTTTGACAGTAACGGAAATTTAATCAAGGAGAACATTTAATATGCCAGTAAAAGGAAAACATCTATTACACTTGGTACCACATGGTATTAACAGCAATGAATTTAAACCACTTCCAAAAGGTGATTCTTCAGTTCTTAAGTTGAAGAAAGAACTACTTGGTGATGATGAATACAATTTCGTCGTAGCATTTAACAGCCGAAATGCACATCGTAAACATCCAGCCAATCTGATACTAGCATTTAAGTCATTTTGTGCTTCTATTGATCCAGAACAGGCCAAGAAATGTGCTTTGATTATGCACACCGATAAAGTGTGTGAAGCTGGTACTGATCTTGTAGCTACGATTCAATCAGTGTGTCCAGAATATAAAGTGGTCTTGAATGACTCTCGTAGAACACCAGAAGAAATGGTTGCGTTCTATAATTTAGCAGATGTTACTGCTAATGTTAGTTCCAATGAAGGATTTGGTCTAAGCATAGCTGAAAGTATTATGTGTGGTACTCCTGTAATTGCAACTGTTACTGGGGGTCTACAAGATCAGTTGGGCATTGTTACAGACGATGGTAACAATGTAGAATTTAATTTAGAATTTGGTACCAATACTACTGGTAGATATAAGAAACATGGAGTTTGGGCTAAGCCAGTTTGGACCAAAGTACAAAATTTACAAGGCAGTCCTCCCACTCCATATATCATGGATGATTTAGTTAGTTATACAGACATTGCAGATGCTATTGCTTATTGGTATTTACATAATAGTGAAAAACGTGAGCAATATGGCATGGAAGGTCGTAAATGGGCAATGAATGAAGGAGGAATCAACAGTAAAAACATGTGCGATCAATTTATTAAAGCTATGGATTTCACATTAAATAATTTTACCCCAGTTAAATCATTTGACATCTTTACCAGCAATGGTTATGATATTAAATCATTACCTAACGATAAACTAGGATTTGATTTACACGCTGTAAATTTGGAAGCTATTAAACAAACCATTTCATGAAAATTCAAGTATTAAAAAACGAAGATTATCAAGACGTTGAAAACTTACCAAAAAAAGCTACTGATAGAGCTACTGGTTTTGATGTAGTTGCTACAAGTGATCCAGAAATTGTTGGAGAACTATATGATAATGGTACGTATAAACGGGTAGATTACATTCAATATAAGACCAATCTTAAACTAGCTGTACAAAAAGATAGAGTGTTTAGTAGCTTTGGCTATACTGATTTAGATTATGATATTCTAGCATTTCCTCGTAGTAGTGTTAGTAAGTATAACTTGGTGTTGGCTAATAGTGTTGGATTGATCGACGCAGATTATCGTGGAGAAGTATTACTCCGTTTCAAATATATCTGGCAACCAGAAGATTATAGAATTAGAACTGATAATCTATTGGAAGGTAACGTTAACACCACTAAACTCTATAATAAGGGCGATAAAGTATGTCAACTCAAAATAACAAAAGTAGAAAATATAGAATTTATTTTGGTAGATGAACTAGATTCTACAGATAGAGGTGAAGGTGGATTTGGTAGTACAGATGTTAAAAAAAAAGATAATGTAGTATCAGAATCAATTCGATCCAATACAATTGAATCATTATATGCAAATTTAAATAAATTGGAAACACCAAAAAAATATAGTCAGCTAATTGCGGAAAGAGATACAAATCAATTTAATCAATAATATGAACAAACCATTATGTCTAATTTCAGGACCAGTATTTAATCGTAGCGGATACGGCGACTGGGCAACTACAGTAGCAAAAAGCATCGTTCGTTATGATAAGTTCGACGTTAAAATTGCACCTACTAGATGGGGTAATTGTCAAAGTAAGCGTTTTCTTGAAGATTTAACCGATCCAGAAGATAAGATTCTAGCTAGTAAATTTTTACAAGGAAATCTAAATAAACAACCAGATGTATTTATTCAATTAACAATTCCAGAAGAATTTCAGTCTGTGGGTAAATATAACATCGGTATGACTGCGGGTATTGAAACTACGATTCCACCTGGCAGTTGGATAGAAGGTGTTAACAGAATGGACCTAACTATTGGGTTGTCAAATCACGTAAAGAAAACGTTTACCGAGGTTAAAATGGCAAAACAATTTGAGAATGGTCAGCAAGTAAGTATTCAAGTTGAAAAACCACTTGAGGTTTGTTTCTGGGGAGCCGATACAAATGTCTTCAAAAAGACAGATGAAAAGATAACGTCTGTAGAAGAATCGATGTCCAAGATTGAAGAATCTAGTGCCTTTTTATTCGTGGGTCAATGGACGCACGGTGGATTATACAATGATCGTAAAGATATTGGGAACCTAATCAAGACATTTTGTACATCATTTAAGAATCAATCCGAAAATGATCGGCCGTGTTTGATTGTTAAAACAAGTGGACATGCTTACTCTATAGTAGATCGGTTTGAAATGTTAAGTAAGATTAAAAAGATACGTGATAGTATTGGTAAAAACGTTCCAAATGTTTATCTGTTACATGGTGAATTATCAGAACAGGAAATGAATGCTTTGTTTAATCATGAAAAGGTTATTGCTCATATTTCATTTACACATGGTGAAGGATTTGGTCATCCATTACTTCTATCAACACTAAGTGGTAAACCATTACTAGCACCTAACTGGAGTGGCCATTTAGATTATCTAAATCCGGATATTTCTAATCTGTTGCCCGGTAGTCTAATTGACGTAGATAAAAAGTCTGTCAACCAGTGGATTATTAAAGAAAGTAAGTGGTTCAAGGTAGCGTATTCATTAGCAGAAGATAAAATGAAACAAGTTTACTTTGCACGTAAAAGTGACAAATTTACTAAAAATGCAGAACTTCTACGTAAAGAAAATTCAGAAAAGTTTAGTATTACTGCTATGGATAAACGTCTGTGGGAACTATTAGACAAATATGTACCTTCATTTGCAGTGGAAAATCAGTTTGTACTACCCAAGTTAAAATCAACGGGTAATGCAACTAATATCGAAAATAAAATAGTTCTTCCTAAACTTAAGACCGTTTAATATGTTTTTATCGTATCTAGTAACGTGTCATAATGAAACTGATAGTTTAGAAAAGCTATTATCTAAATTAGTTCAAAACAAAAAAGATAACCATGAAATTGTTCTTCTTGATGATTATTCGGATAATCCAAAGACTTTGGAAATTATACAAACGTTTAAAGACACGGTAAATTTCCAACAACATAAATTAGAAAGAAACTATGGCGTTCATAAAAATTATGGCATCGGACTCTGTAAAGGTGAGTGGGTGTTTCAATTGGATGGTGATGAAGTACCCACAGATGCACTAATTGAAAATATAGATGCTATATTAGAATCTAACAACAACAACGAAGTAATTTGGTTACCACGTTTAAATTACTTTATAGGGGTTACGGATGAAGATGTAAAAATGTGGGGATGGAATTGTAATACATTTAAAGATTTAATACACGAAAAATTAATTGATGATACCTCCGACGAATATAAATTCTTAAAAAATAAAGGATTAATATTAGAAGAACATAAAATTAATTAATATGTATTAATATACATTCCATATCAATCACGATTATATAATAATATGAGACCCATAGGCACGACTAAATTTGATTATTCTTCAATAAAAGAAATTAAAAATAATGAAGGAAAATCTATTTGGATTAGAAAATGTCCACATTGTTTAAACGATATTTTTCATAAAAATATCACATCGGCTAGGTGTTGTTTCAGACAAAATCGAAAATGTTCAAAATGTGGATGTTGGAGTTTGGGTTTGACGAAAGAAAATAATGCTTCTTTGAAAAAAATAGGAGAATTACATTCTAAACGAATGATTGAATATAGAAAGAATAATCCACCTTGGAATAAAGGATTAACAAAACATACAAGTGAAATTATAAACAATAATGTAAAAAATCATACAGGATTTAAGCATGATGAAAGTACTAAAAGAATCATAGGAAAACACAGTGAATTGTTCTGGAAAAACGAAGAATACAGAGACAAAGTTGCAAAATCTGTATCGGAAAATAGATGTGTTGACCATTGGAGAAAAACTATGGAAGATCTTGGATACTTTACACCACTGTCTCAAAAATCAGAATGGGAACAATATAAACAATTAGTATGGTATTATACAAATCAAAACGATTTAACAAAATTAGAAAATCATAATAAACGTGCTCGAATAGAAATATCTGGTTCGTATAGTTTGGATCACAAGTTTAGTGTTAAACAAGGGTTTAACAATGGTATAAATCCGGAAATAATAGGTTCTATTAACAATCTTGAATTTATTCCTTCAAATCAGAATAGTACAAAAAATACAAAAAGTTCGATCACAAAAGAATTTTTATTAGAAAAATATTATGGCCATCGTTAAAATTAAATACAATCCACCATTGATAAATGTACCAGATTACCAATCCCGTATCTATAGAAATCTTTCACATATTCG